TTATTAAATTTCATATTAACCCCATTCACTCTTTACGTAAAGAGCCTGTAACTTACCAAAGTTAAATTCACCAGACACGCGCAACTTGCGAAGAATAAAAGAAAAACCCATCACTTCGATACGGTCCTTGAAGATCTTGAGATCCAACTCTCTCATCTCTTGCCCTTATTTATCCACCAATTCGTCGCGTCTTCATCAATCAATAACTCAATCGCTGTCCGCATGAATTTTACTCGAGACCGAAGCGGAATAATTCTAGCCTTCAAGAAGAAGTTCATTATGCCAAATACTGGATGCTCATAACGGTAAGAGCTCATTTCACGTATCTCGCGTTGTTGGTCGTTCGCCGCGTGCAGACTTTCAGCTTTCTAACAGTCATCAGCATCGCCCACTCGAACAAATAATCGTATTTACTGTCGCTAGGCATCAGACCGTCCCCAACTTCATCATTAAAAGCCCAACCACAACCAAACCACACCCTACTCCACCAACCGCAGTAAATCTTACGCCAAAGAACACCATAGGAACCAACAGGAAAGTCAGCGTGATCATCGTGTCCCAGAGCATCCCGTAAACGATCAATTTAGCTGGATCTTGCGTACTACGGGCCAGCAAGATCCATAGTAAATTACCAAAAATTGCTAAAAAAAGTCCGATCGGGATCAAATAAGCCGATACCTTCAGCTCTGGCTTAAAGGTCAGCCAAGCGTACGCGGAGTACACTATCGTACCTAAAATAAGCATCCACATCGGACTCATTTTACACTCTTCAGGCAAGACATCGCGCCGTTATCGGCATCGCGGTAGACGTAGCAGACCACATTCTTATCTTTATCTTCGAAGCGCTGAATCCCATACTCGCCAACTTGCTTGGTCAGCATCGTGTACTCTCTAGTCGCACATCCGCCGAGCGATATCAGCATTGCTGTGAGCGTGGCCAAGAATAAAACCGTTACGAAGAACTTCATGATGTCAAACCTTATGCAATAGATTCTGCGGAATCTTGAATGATCTGCGTACGTAATTTGTACCCTCAAGATCTGAGCATGCGGTCTCAACCTGGTAATAAAGAATGCCTTTTTCCCAGCCCGCGATATCCAGGACTTTACCTCTGGTTAAGCAGCTCTCTTTATAGAAAGAGTATTTATCTTCATAAGATATAGAAACTCTATCGCCTTTGCGGAATAGAACTTCATCATCTAAGAAAGCATCTTCCGCGCACTCATTCCTGACGATTGTGACGCACCCGGACATCATAAAACTAAATACTAAAATCTTAAGCATCTTCATCGTTCTTATCCATCCTAGATGTAAGGTCGTTTATCGCGTCTAGCTGAGACTGATCTTTGATATCCTGAAGCTCAGACTTAGAGACGTAAGTAAACTTTCCATTTTCGTATTTGCACGACACAGACACTTCTGCTTTAGAGAATCGCCCTTTGGCAACATAGAATGTGGAGACTGGTATGCCTTTGATTTTGATGATCTCTATGGCTGCTGCGGCGGCTTCAATCCAGCCTTTTGCCCATTTGATGCGGCTCTCAAAATTACGCTCGGTCTCGTCAGATGATAGTGGGACTAACTGAGTCATCACGATTACTGGAACTTTGGCGTGCTGGGCATAATCGGTTGCGATATCTTTAAACCTATAAAGTGCGTCAGTTCTTTCAATACTCGGCACTACTATAGACTTATTGATCCTCTGCAAAAAATCGACAATCACGCAGCTATAATTTCCAGAGTCATTAACCTCTTTAAGGACAGACTCAATCTTCTCAAGAGTCGTACTCGCGATCGGGTCGTCCATAACGGTGACGTACGGCTCAATCTCTAGGATCTTGTGCGCGACCTGTTTGCGGTATGACGCAGGTAATTTATCTTGCACGTAGAGGTTAAAGTCAATATCCAGCTCTACGCATGCGATCCTGGCCATTATCTTAGCTTCCGTCTCCTCGTTAGAGACGATGAAGGTCTTCAACCCCTGCGCATATAAAGCGTGCGCAATAGCTGCTGTAGTAGTTGACTTACCAGTACCAGAAGCAGCACCCATCAAATAAATACCACCAGGGCATAGTGGACAAATAGTGCTCAAGGCACCGTTGATGAACGGAACCGCCTTCCTTATCAAATCGGCATCCCTCTCTAGAACGCCAACCAATCTTTTGGCGTTATTGAGACCTTTTCTAGCCTCAATCTCACTCAGCGAGTAGTTCTCTAACCTTTCCTGCAGGACCTTCTTCTGGTTGAGTTTTGCCAGACCTTCTTGAACTCGAGCTTTCTCGAGCTCTTGCTTGGCCTCGAATAAATCGACCCTTGAGTTTATCTTGAGCTCACTCGTCATCTAACACTCCTTCTCGAGGCCCGCTTGAGCGGATCCTCTCGTACTCGCGCATCATCTCTTCTATCACAGAATCATCCGTGGCCATCTTGAGCGCCGCGTCTATGGATATTTGTCCGTCTATTCGTGTTACTTTTACACCCTTTTCCTCTTTAACTTCAGGAACAGCGAGCTCGATATCAGAGCCAAAAGTGGCACCGACAGCCTTTTCCCACCAGTCCTCGTGGCGCTGCGGAAACTTAGATCTTTCCCAGCGGCGAAGAACCTTTTTCTTGAAGGAAGGCGCGATATCTCCGCCTGAGTAGCCAGATGTCTTTAGGGACTCAAAGAGCACCAGGAGCTCTTCGTAGCAAGCCTTGAAATCTGGTCTTTCAGGAACTTCGCTTAGCCACTTCCGGTAAATGTCATCCTGCGAAAATTTCGTCTTCTCTTCTCTCTTCTTATTCTCTTTATTCTTATTAGCGGCGTTGTTTTCAGCCCTGTAGTCGGGTGAGGTTTCAGCCTTGTACTGGGCTGATTTTTCAGCCCACTGATAATCATTAGACTTTTTAACATCTTCTCCAAGAACCTTAACGATCTCATTATCCTGCACGTAATAGTAGTTCTTAGAGGGCAGTCCCTTTTTCTTGACAACTAAGAAACCAACTATTTCAAGTTGCTTAGTAAGCTTCTGGCGCGCTTCTTTGGTAAGGTTAAGTTCTTCTTCAAGCGTCTCTGATAGAGCAAAAAAACCGCCCTCTTCATCAAGATCGTTTCGCCCGCTAAAGAATTCTCTTCTGGCAATCAGATCTGCCAGAAGCAGCGCGGCATCGTTGCTTTGAAGATATCGAGCTAGTTTTTTATTCACCATCCAAAACGCATTTTGGCTGATAGTGCTGTTAATTATGTTGCTCATCTCACGCTTTCTTAAGTCTCTTAAGCAACCTAGAAGCAGGGTCTTCGCCCGCTTTCAGGATGTCGTTCCAGTCCTTGCCGTCCTCTTCAACGAAGGAGTAGTGCGTACATGCACCTTCTTTAGCCATCCTCTCGAATGCCTTTATCCCTGCCTCATCGTTGTCAAAGGCGGAGATTACCTTGAGACCAGAATCAATAAGCTCTCTGAGCTTTTCAGCGTGGTATTTGGTTATGCTGGCGCCAGATGTCGAGATGCACCGGTATGGGTTCTTTAGAAGGTTGCCGTATTTTAGGTTGAATGCCTGCTGTAGGCTTGCTGCGTTTATGGCACCTTCTGCGACCACTATATATTTAACGTTAGTTCCAAAAGGCTGCTGAGACCAGCCCCAGAATAGATATCCAAGTCTTGTACCCGGCATCGTGGTAATCTTCCACGGACTTCCGTCCTCGTCAAGTCGAGGCTCGATAAACCGAATCTGTGCGCCGACAAACGTGTTGTTGAGATAATAGGGAAATACGATCCCCTCACGAGAGGAATCATAGTACATCTCGCCCGGATTCTCTAATCCCCTAGATTTTAGGTACGCTAAAGCCGGCTTAGAGATCGGGTCGGATAGCGGATGAAACGATCTTGGCCATGCCATGGCGTTTACTTCTAAAGGTCTAGCTTCTTCAAACGAGATATTTGATTTTAAAAAATCACGAAGCGATATACCCGCCAAAAAGCAGTACTCATAAAGTGAGTATGCTCTTTGACATTTACCTGCACACCAGAACCATATCTCACCCGTATCGGCATCTCTGTGCGCGTAAATGCAATCGTTTTTCTTGCCGCCCTTGCAAATGAGGCATTTTTTAGAATTGAGTTCCATATCACTCTCCGTCAGAAGAATTATGGAGCACAATAAGTTCTTGCAAACTGAGGTCTGGTTGAGATTGTTCTTGCTCTTTGTTTGTTTTAAGGTTGATGACCTTAATTCTTACTGACTTGTTTCCCGAGTCAATCTTTTCAAGAACGATCTTGTATTCGTCGCCGATGTAAAAATGGCGATTCATGTTTAACCACCAGTACATCTCAGTTTCGATAGGCTTCTTGCGGGCGGCTTGTTTCTCTTCAATAAACTTATTGATTTCAGAAATATCTCTGTTCATGTAAAATCCCTTCCAACACGTATGGGTTTATCAAATTATACGAAAATCAATATGAAAATGGTTGCTCACATCTATAATGATATTATCCGCATCGATCATATCGATCCATCGATCGAATCGGAAATAAAACGCCAACTTTCGTACGTGGATAAGTCAAAACAGTACCAGATCCGCAGGATGCGCAAGAATCCGTTTCAAGCTAACTCGCCGCTTCTAAAGCAGTTAGAGGCGGAATCTGAAGGCACACTCTGCTCAAAAGACGGACAATCTCTAATCGTTCCGTCGGGTTTTGCTTCTTTAGTAACTTCTCTAGTTGATAATGTTACGGATCACCGCAAAGATACCGGTCCTACTATCGCCCTACCTTGGGCTTCTTCCTCCAGCTCTTTTACGCTTAGACCGTATCAAGAAGAAGCAGTAGAAATTGCCGCTAAAAACTATCGCGGAATCATTAACTTAGCGACTGGACTCGGTAAATCAAAAACTGCTATATATCTCATACGTCAACTAAAGCGCAAAACTCTCGTCGTTTGTCCTAGCAAATCTATTGCTTACCAGTTTTATAAGGAGCTTTCAAACTCCTTTGGACCTGGTAAAGTTGGGTTTGTCGGAGATGGCAAGTATAAACCTTCTGCAGTCACCGTAGGCATAGCCGCCTCAGTATCAAACCGAATAGAAGACCTTAAGAAGCTCGAGCTTGGGGTCATAATCTTCGACGAGACCCACCACACACCCGCAAATACCTTCTACGCTATTGCCGAAGGACTAGGAGCCGTGGGCCGGATTTACGGCCTCACGGCGACCGCCTTTAGGTCAGACGGAAAAGATCTGTTTATCCATGCATCGTGCGGCGATATTCTAGTAGAGCGCGACGTTGCGTGGGGTGTGTCTAACGGTTGGTTATCGCAGCCATATTTTATTGTTAGATCAGTAAATACAACTGGTTATGACTTTAAAGACGATAAGTTAAAGGCCTACAGAGCTCACGTTTTAAATTCAAAAGAGATGAACGATCGCATAATTTCAGACGCAAAAGCGTTTATTTCTGCTAACAAAAATACTTTGATCCTTGTCGATCAGATAGAGCATGGCGACATGATATCATCAGCTATTGGAATCGCTTTCGCCAACGGAAGAGATAAAGGTTCTGAGAAGCTGATTGATGAATTCAACGACGGCAAAATTCGTGGACTCGTCGCGACTGACGGCCTTGTCGGTGAGGGAGTCGACACCAGAAGCGTTGAGGTTCTGCTTCTTGCTAACTTTACGGCGAGTAAGTCTGCTGTCCTACAAGCAGTGGGAAGAGGACTTAGAAAGACAGAAACCAAAGACAAATGTATAGTGCTCGATTATATTCCTGCGTCTTCAACCATGTTGACGCGACACGCAAATCAACGCATCTCTTACTATAAAGAAATCACGCACAACGTGAAGGTACAATAACGCCTGCCCGAAAGGGCGGGAGCGTTGGCACCGCCGCTTCCTGAATAATCATGTGGATGGTGTGCCCTGACCTGTTAGGGAAAGTACAGTGAAAAAGCTACTGTGTCACGTAGGCTTTTAAAACATTCTGTATATACAGGTCTCCGCGGTAAGAACGTGACTCTTCGTTACCGAGGAGCAACCTCGGCAAGTTGAGAAAAGGCCTTTTTAATCTAAAAAGGAGTTTAATATGAGCAAAACCGTTAAAGTTAAACTAGAAGAAAACGGCCAGATGCCAGTTAAAGCCCACAAATCCGACGCAGGATTTGATTTATTTGCTACGCACGATTTCTCCATCCACCCGGGGCAGATCGCAAAGCACGCTATCAATGTCAGACTTCAACTGCCAGAGTCAACATACGCCGAGATTACTTCCAAGTCCGGTAACGGATCAAAAGGGCTTCTAGTTTATGCCGGGATAATCGACCAAGGATATCGCGGAATAATTCACGTCGTGATGACGAATCTCAACCATACGCCCCACACTACCTGGGTCGATGGTTTTCAGCGCAATATTCTTCTGGCCGGAGAAACTCTGCACTTTAAAAAAGGCCAGAAGATTGCGCAGATGATTCTGCATCCTTACTCTAGCGATTATGAGCTTGAACTGGTAGATCAACTAGATGAGAATACGTCTCGCGGCGCTGGTGGATTTGGTTCTTCTGGGTCCTCTCTGGTATAAACCATACAAGCTGGAGAGAAACTATGCCAAACAATCTACATTCAGTTTTCGGCACGTCCGTGAAGATAAATCAAAATGAGCTTTTTGACCGCGACGCTGTGTGGCCTCAAAATGTTGAGGTGTGCATCACGCGCGTTCCAATTCGCAAGCGCGACGGTTACTCAGAGACGTTTATGAAGAACTTCGCTGAAAAACTTAAGTCATCCATGGCTCAGAATGGTCTTGTGTTTTTAGTGTGTTACGCTCCCACTGAAGCTAAATTTAGACCGTTTGAAGTTGCGAAGACCATGATGGACGCGGGCTTTAACCACGTCGACAACATCGTCATTGAGAAGACCTGGCTGCCAGGTAAAAGAGCTGAAAATATGCTCGTTAACTCCCATGAGTACGTGCTGTTCTTCTGTAACGGCGATGTCTGGAAGATCGATCGTCAGCCAGTCAAAAAGTATCTGATGCTCGAGGATTCAGCTCCCTGCATCGGTAATACGTGGCTAGTTGAAACAGGATCTCTGGACGAGGCATATTCTGACGATCTAGCCGAACTTCTTTTGAGGATGGCTTCCTGTCTTCCTGGCAGTTCAGTGTTCGATCCTTTTATGGGCAATTCAGCTTCTCTAAAAGCTTGCTTGAAATTAGGGCATTCATTGACTGGTTTTGAGACAGATCAGAGAAAGATCTCCCAGTATAAAAAGGTAATCGAAGATCATCGCAAGAAGGATGCTTTGGCATGATGTACGTTAAGTCTAAGACTAAAGATATCGTCGATAATCCTCAAGAACTTAGAGAGATTGTTACCTCTACTCTTTCTAGGATGGCTGCTGTTGCTGGTCGAACCCTTGGCCCAGGTGGTGCAGTAACCTTAATTGAACGAGAAGGAATGCCGCCGCTCCTGACCAAAGACGGCGTCACGGTGATTAAATCGTTAGGTCTTCCTAACGCTGCTGCAAATACCGTGCTTGATACATGCAAGGAAATCTCCCTCAATACCGCTCGCGACGCCGGTGACGGAACTACCACAGCCATCGTGTTAGCTGACGCACTCGTTAAAGTTGGCTCAGATTTCATGGCCAACAACAAACGATACAACCCGCAAAGATTGGTAAATCAGATCCGTAAGTGCTATGAAACCGTAGTCCTTCCGTACCTCAAAGAGGTTGCGCAGGAAGTTAAATCTGACGAGGATCTTAAAAGGGTCGCGCTCATCTCAGCTAACGGGGACGAAGACGTTGCCAGCGTAGTTGTTAAAGCTTTCATGGCTGCCGGTGAAGATGGTCACATCTTGATTCAAGAAGATCAAGGCGGAGGGATGAGAGTTGAAACGGTAGACGGTTATATCGTCACGTCTGGTCTGCGAGATATTGGCGCTATTGGATCTGCGTTTATTAACGACCGCGCTAATCAGCAGGTTCGCATGGATGCTGGACTGGTAGTTTTGTTCGACGGTACACTAAACGACCTTGTGCTTCCTGCTGCTATCCAGGCAGCCTTTGAATCCGATGAGGCATACTTTGGAAAGCCTATTTTGGTGATGGCACACGGATTCGCCGATCCTGTGATTGAGAAGTTTCTGAAGACTTCCAAGGGCGGAGTTACGGTTCTTCCCGTGAAAGTGCCTAAATCTACCCTGGCCAACTCAAAGACCATGTTCTTGCAGGATATGGCTGCTTACACCGGTGCCACCGTCATGGATCCGGCAAGTGCCCCTAGTTTTACTGGCGAAGATTTTGGATCATTCACGTCGGCTAAGATCAACACGTATGAGACATTTGTTCAGAGCGAATCGGACGCTGATCTTATCGACACCCGCGTAGCTGAGCTTAAAGCGGTAATGGCATCTGCTCATTCTGAGCATGATCGGGCACATCTTAGAGCTGCTATCGCTAAGCTTACTGGTGGTATCTCTACCGTGTGGGTTGGCGGCATGACGGATGCTGAAGTTAGGGAGAGAAGAGATCGCGTGCAAGACGCGGTTGAGGCGGTCAGATCGGCCGTCGCAGAGGGTATCGTTGCAGGTGGTGCAGCTACTCACCTAGCACTATCTCAGCGTATTCGTGCTGTCGCGGGTCTTGATCCTGCGTGGCACATACTCGCTATCGCGCTTGAAAGACCATTTGAAGTGTTGTTGTTTAACTGCGGCGAAGACGATAGAACAACAGACATTAAAGAGACAATCAAATCATCCATCGATAGCAATGGTATTCCTCGTGTTATCTTTGACGCCGAGAGACACGATTTTATGAATCCATTTGAAGCCGGCATCGTTGAGCCTGCTAAAGTTCATCGTGTAGCTATCGGCAACGCGATCTCTGTTGCGTCTCTCATGGTAACTCTTGGCGGTATCGTTGTTGCGCCTCGCGATTACAACCTTGAAACTCAAATGGAACTCAGCAAAGCTGCTCTTAAAGACATGATGAACGAGGCAGGACAAGAATGATTGCCAAATTTTTAAATACTCAAGCAGGTAAATATGTTATGGTTTTTGCCGCTGGTGCGGCGATCACCTTTCTCGTTCTCCCGTCCTACTCCTCCTCTAAAGAGGAATATCTCAAAAGAGAGAAAGAGATTACTGAATCTTATGAGAAAAAGATTTCAGAGAAAGAAAGCGAATTTCAGCAACTCAAATCCAAGCAGCAGGAAGAGATTACTAACCTTAAGCAAGAAAGGTTGGCACTTGAATTTGAGTACAGACAAAAAATTGATTCACTTGTTTCTGAAAATACTTCTCTCAAAAAATCTACTGAAAAAGTAACGATTATTACATCTTATCCAGATGGCCGCGTAGAGAAGAAAATTGTCTCCCGCGAGACAGTTGAGAAAGAGTCTCAAAAAGTCACCCAAGTTAAACTCGAAGCAGAGCAAAAACTAAAAGAAACAAAAGAGCTTCTTCAAAAAGAGTTTGAAGTCCGTCTAACCGAGATTAACTCGGTTCATGAGACTGAGAAACAGAAACTTACCCTTGAACTTTCTCAGACCCAAGAAAAACTTAAAGAAGAGCAGCAGAAGAACACGACGGTGTCCATGAATCCTCGTAAGTTTAGTCTGGGCGTGGGTAAGAAGACAAATTTTAATAATTTTGTAACGGCTGAATATGACTTCTACGGTCCGCTTTACGCCGGCTCGATATTAGATTTCAAGGGTACATCTTATGATGCGATGGGATTATCTGTAGGGGTTAGATTCTGATGCCGAAGTATCGGTTTATATGCAGCTGCGGCGCCGAGGTTATCAAGTACACCTCGGCATCTACCTTTTCTTTAATCTGTTCCGCCTGCAACAGCACCATGAACCGTCAAATTCCTCTAACGGTAGAGCAGTCTACAGTTAAAGAGCTTGTAGACTCTTACACCGGTGTGCATCTGCCGCCAGATAATAAAGAAATCCTGGACGCCAGAAGATCTGAGCATTTCTGGAGTGTCGAAGTCCCTCGTTTAGTAACGGAGTATCCAGTTGAGCACTCCCTCCAAGAGGGCTGGATGTATGTTGATGAACAGGGTAAACTTCAAGTACACACAAAACCTCCGCATAAGAGGTAGCAATGTATATTAAATCAGTGACCATCGAGAACGTTCTCTCGATAGAGAGCGCATCTGTCTCATTTTCAGAAACTGGTCTTTTGTTAGTTGATGGGTGGAACTATGACACAGAATCGGCCAATGGGGCCGGTAAATCGGCAATATTTCATGCCTTATCGTGGGGGCTCTACGGACAATATCCCCGCGGAGTGTCTATCACTGATTTTGTTCGTCAGAACGCTAGAACTACTAAAGTTACAGTGGACATTGAACTCTCAGCAAACCGAATTCTCAGAGTTGAGCGCAACCGTCCGAAATCCTTCTATGCTGCTGTCAACGACGTTGAGATTACTGAGTCTGAATATGAAAGACTGATCCCGTTGGACTATGATCAGTTCATACTGGCTCAGTACTTTGCCCAAGGGCTTGGGATAAGGTTTATCGATCTTAATGACTCCGGTAGGAAGGACCTCATCCTGAAGCTTATGCGAGCTGATGGTTTTGCTGAATCAAGAAAAAAGATCGAACTAGATATGAAACGGTTGCTGTCAGATAAAGCAACCATCTCAAGCACGATATCTACTTTTGCGGGTAAGTTATCTGCTTATCAAGATTCGCTTGTCGATTCAAAATCTCTCCACAAAGAGATATCTGCTCTTGAACGAGCCATCGGCGACGTCGACGTCAAGATACAAAAACTGTCTAACATACAACCGCCAGACGACACAGATAAACTATCTGAATTAATAGAAAAATTAAATTCTAAACTCAGAGACATATCGCTTAATAATGGCAAACTGAAAGCTTATCGACAACAACTGTCTGAGCTGAAGAATACTAAAGAACCGGAAGACTCGTGCGATGGCGAGTGCCCAAATTGCTCAACTGAATTAAATATTCTGCCATCTGGCTTTGTCAAGCACGATAGGCAATCTTTCGCTCTCAAGATAAAAGCGCACCGCGAATCGATGTCCGCCAAGATCGACGCCCTAACATCATCAATAATCGCCTTGGAGACAGAGGTCTCAAAAGAGAGATCCGTATTAGATGCCATTTCTGCTCTTAAAAACAAGATGCGCGAATCCATGTTTGACTATGAGACCGCCCAATCTCGCCTGTTGGAGTTAAAAGCTTTCCGCAGGGAGAAAGAAATAGAGCACAAAAATCTGCTTAAAACGCGCGATCAGCAAAGTGATTTATTAATCAAAATCAAACAGTTACAAGATCAACTATCTGAAAATAAGTCAAATTTAGATTCGATTATAGATGAGATTGTTCGTCTTGAGGCCGCATCTGCAATACTTTCACCAACCGGTGCACCAGCTTACGTTATGGACTCTGTTATCCAGGCGCTCAACGATAAGATTCAAGAAATTGTCCAGTTTGTCTGGCCAAACTCGTCTTACGAACTTCTCTCCTTCAAGGAGAATAAGTCTGGCACGGTAACATCTAAGATGTCTGATTCGCTTACGGTAGACGGTGTCAAACGGCCAGTAGGTTCGCTATCTGGTGGCGAAAGGAGATGTTTATCTTTGGCCATAGATTTCGCCATAGCAGATGTCGTGGCCAGATACACGGGGGCGCAACTTAACCCGTTGATATTAGATGAACCTTTTGATCACCTAGACGCCTCTAATCGCACCAGGGTTATCGACTTCTTACGTGAGATGGCTGTAAAACGGTGTATAGTAGTAATAGACCATGCGTCCGAAGCAAAAGCTTTATTTGATCAGTCCATTACAGTCACCAAGAAGAACGGCGTATCAGTAGTTTCATGATGGAAAGTTTTGTTAAAAAACTAAATGATATCAAAGATCTGCTGAAGGCCAACTTGATGCCAAGCCTGAGGATGCCGTCCATTGAGCCGCCAAAACCCCCGAAAGCTCCGTCCTTGGCGCCGAAGTCCAAAAAGAACCCTATCAAGGTTGCGCAGCAGGTCAAAACCCCAGATGCAAAAGATTTTGCTATGGGACAGGCAACCCTGCAGGTCAAAGCGTCATCTAATCCTCTCGCTTTCACCACGAAATCTGAGGGTGAATCTTACCACTACCACATCGTTCAAAACGGCTACCGGATCACCGATAAGCCGGTGAGCATGGAAGAGATTAACGTCAAGCACGGCGGGGTAAAAAGATTAGAAGGCGCTGGCTTTCATCTTGTCCCCGTGGTTAAAGAAAAGTTAAAACTCGAGAAGAATGGCCAGTGGTCGATAGTTAAAGAATAACGAGGCCACTTTGAAAACTATTCTTGCTCTAGATCCCGGAGGCTCTTCCGGGTACGCGGTAGCTCGCATTGTAGGCGATTGCTGTGAAATCGTGGAATACGGTTTCATCGACGTCGACACTTCATCTCAATACATAGGGGATTGGTGTCTCGATCTCAAGAGGCGCATCTCAGAGCTTCAGAATCGCGTTCAGGCTGATGAGATCGCCGTCGAAGACTACTTCTTCGGGTCTAGATTTGCATCAGGTTCTAATGTCAATCCTGCGTACCGAACCGTTATCCATATGTGGGCCAGAGAGCAAAATCTGCACTATGAGGTTTTGAATATCTCTAACTGGAAGGTTTTTGCCGCTGGCAGATCGACCCCGACTAAATTGCAAAAACAAAAGTGGGGATCTGGTCCAGCTAAAAAGCTCATGATCGTTCAAGCCCTCTGGGAACGTTTTGGCGTGCGGTTCCCTAATCACAGCATCTCAGAAAACACCGGCAAACCCATACACTTTCGCTTTGACGTTGTGGACGCTGTTGCGCAAGCGATGTACGCTTCGTATCTTAGATTTAATTGTAAAACATTTAAATGCACGGTTTCAGTACCGCCAGACGTGACTTTTAAAAAGGTCAATAAAAAGCAATTTTTATATGATTGAGTAAAATAACACACGATCAAATAAAAGGAGTCTACCATGGCTAAGGGCAAGATCAACTACGGCAAAGCAAGCAGCATTCTTTCAAAAGCTTTCGTGGAGAACCACGCGTCCATTTCTCAAGACGAAGCAGAGCATCTGATCGCAAAGTCTGAGCAAAAGATCAAGGCTCTAAAAGAAGAGCAGGCAAATGATGAGAAGCTTATCGCTGCTCAACAGATCGTTAAAGATCTTAAAAGTGGTTACTCTTCCGTCGTAAAGCTAGAGCGCGCCAAGATCGACTTCTTGCTTGGCAAAATTCAAGAGATTGAAGATGGAGAAGTCAATCCCACGTCAGGTCTAAACCAATAATATTGCTGAGATAAAACATGACCACTTTAAAAACACTGTATCTTGATGGCGCCAACGGGCTCAATAAAAAGCTAGCAGACGCATTCGATCTGGGTCGCAGATTCATCCTGCCGCAATATGATAATGTAGTTCTAGAAGACGCCGTCGATGTCGCCACTACTAGCCCGATGTTCACCATCGCGAACTCAGGTTCTAACGCGCCTATTTTGGCGGGATACACAGTCCGCTACCTAGACAGCGGCGAAGAAGTTGAACTTACAGTTGAAACCCCTGTTACGCCAGGATCTACGTTTGATACCACTGTAGCCCCATCGCAGGCAGCTACGGCCAAATCACTGCGTTACTCTAGCCCGCGACCAGGGTCATACACAACTCTCCTGCAAGGATTGCAGGCTGCCGCAGCGGCTGGTAAATCTGTCTTTTCGGTGTCAATCATTACGACCGACAATCCAACGTATTTGCGCCTTAAGGGTAACTATCTTAACGCTTATTTTGCCGGTATTTATTACGCCCTAGATCAAGAAGGCATCTTTAATACCTATGAAGTTAATCTGGCGCTAGATACTTCGGATACGACTACTACAAAAGTGACATTTAACTTCTCTTTTACTTATAGCTAACGATAAAAACAGAAGATTTGTGTAAAATCCCCCGTACATACGGGGGATTTATGCTTTGGTCAGAACAGAAAGATCTCTTCGAGAAGATGATAGAAGCAGAAAGAGAGCTGCTACTGAGCAAGGGCAAAGAATATGCCGGCGATAAGGATTGCCTCGCTAATTTTAAGGATGCCGATTGCATCGGCTTAAGCCCTAAGCAAAAACTATGGGTGTACTTATCAAAGCATATGTCATCTATAGCTTCATACATAAAGAACGGTCAAGAGTTCTCAAACGAGTCCATAGAAAGCCGAATAGCTGATGCTAGGAACTACCTCGCGTTACTATATATGTTGATTCAGGAAGAAAAGACTGAGCCAGTTAAGGTTTGTCAATGCAAAAAAAGCAAGTAAACAAAACGGACAAAAAAGTCTCCATCATCAAATCTTTTGCCGCTCTAGCCAAAAAGCTTAAGCGCGAAATACGCATGGAAGATCTAAAGAGTCTAGGCATAACCAAAGACATGGTTGCGCATCACTTTGGGTCTTTAGCCGCCCTAGAAAAAAGCGCGCGCGAGTCGCACGCAAATAGCTTTTTTGACGTTGCCGTAGAGAATCTTTATTCGCAGACAGCTCTTAAAAAGCTGAGATCAGATATCTCATCTTCTAAAAGGTTTGTTATCACTACCGCGGTGAACGGTTGCGAAGTTCACGATAAATTCTACGCTTCAATTAAGAATTTTTGCAAAGAGAACGATGCCCAACTTTTGATCCTAATTGCTTCAGATCCTGCGCATAATCGCGACAAGCAGTGGGGAACGATATCCGCCAGACTTCAAAATGAGGCTATTGTTCTCGAAGACACCAGCCTAAATTCAAACGTTTTTATTTCCACTATCAAGCTTTCCGCAAAACACATCGACCCGACAACCGGTCTTGGTCGCATTGGCCAAAGAAATGGCACCTTCATATACGCTTCGCCGAAGCAAAGATTGAAGGCGGTACCCGTGTCGAATAGTTCATTGCCGCATTTTATGATGACCACGGGCGCGATTACTGTGAACAACTACGATACAGACCTTTACATGTCGCAGCGTACTGCGTATATCGCAAAGAACGATCACGTGCTCGGCGCCGTGATAGTTGAGATCGTCGACGATAAGCAATACCATTTCCGTCAGGTACAGGCTGATTCTAAAGGATGCTTTTATGATCTCGGCATCAAATATATGCCAAGTTCAAAACAAGCTGTAAGGCCAGAAGCTTTCGTACTTGGAGACTGGCATGCAGGATCTACCGATCCTTTGGCGCGTAAAGCCTGGGAAGATATCGCCAAGCTAACCAAACCTAAGAGAATACTTCTTCACGATGCTTTTGACGGCATTTCTATCAACCACCACGAAAAGCACGCGAAACTGTTAAAGGCTCAAAGAGCTGAGAATGGTCAACTGTGCCTCTCATCAGAGCTCAATATCCTTGCAAAGGATGTTAAGGACCTTACGTCTCTCACGGATGAGGTTGTGATCGTTAAATCTAACCACGATCAATTTCTTGAGCGATATTTGCAAGAAGGCAAATACGTCGACGATCCGCAGAACCACAGGATATCTCTTGTTCTAGCGCTTCAACTTCTAGATAAGAAGGATCCGCTTAAGTACGCGGTTAACTCTTTGTGCCTGAAAGATGACAAAAAAGTAATCGATAAGGTTAAGTGGCTCTCAATCGACGACGATTACCGCGTCGAGGGTATACAATGCGGAGCCCATGGTCATCTAGGTGCTAACGGTTCCAGGGGGAGTCTGGAGGCCATGGAAACCGCGTATGGCAATTCTGTATCGGGTCACTCCCATACACCTCAGATCCTTAGAGGTGCGTGGTGCGTAGGTACGTCGTCACTTCTTAAACTAGAATATAACCGCGGCGCATCGTCTTGGCTCCACTCGTCCTGTCTGATATATCCCGGCGGCGCTCGCCAGCTTATTAATTGTATTGACGGCAAATGGAAGCTGTAATAGCTTCTACGCTATTGATATAATAAATATTTGTATAATCTGGCAATCAGATACATGAGGGCTGGATGAAAGCATATCTCTATCTAGACACCGAGACAACAGGTCTTAGTTCGTCGACTAATGAAATTATTCAGTTGGCTTGCGTGCCGCTGATTGACGGTAAACCTGGCCCTCATTTTAATGAGTTCTGCCAGCCGACGAACTGGAACTCTATCGATCAAAAGTCTATCGAGATTCACGGTATCGCCATCGATCAGATGAAGACGTTTCAATCTCCGCACGAGATGCTGGATAAGTTTATTGCCTACGTTAGCCAGTTCGGCGTAAAGTTCGTCATCGCCGGTTACAACTCTAACTTCGATAAAGCTTTCATAGGTGCACTTTTTGCCCGCAACGGGAGATCAAAAGAGTATTCGCGACTGTTCTTAAATGAAGTCCGCGATGTCCACGCCCGCGCAAAAGCTGTCAAGGACAAACTTCAATCTAATAAATTGAAGCTGGTCAACCTTGCTGAAGAATTTGGTATTGAGATCAAGGCCCACGACGCTTTAAGCGATATCCAGGCGACAATAGAAGTCGATCGGCGGCTTTCCGCCATAATTGGCGAAGACTTTGAAGAAGTGTCTATAAAAGACGATAGGTTTGATCTCCAGCTGCCTGAGCTGCCTCAGCTTCATATTCATTCTGAATACAGCAATACCGATTCTGTAACCTCAGTTGAGGAATGGGTTTACTGGGCCGCATCTAAAGGAGTAAAGGCCGTTGCTTTTCCAGACCACAACTGGGCAGCTTCGCTATATAAAGCGACCAATATTAAATCAGTATTAGAGAAAGTTAATAAGGCGCATAAACTTTCGCTTACTGAAAATGACATAAAGATCGTTCCTGCCATAAGTCTAAATGTCATAGACCCCACTAATGGTTTAGAGCAACCATTTAGGTTGAATGCTTGGGCAATATCTAACACCGGTTATCGCAGTTTACTTAAACTGGCGTCAATGGGCTGGGATTCGGCGATTGATGATTCGGGCGTGACCACGTCAATAATCAAAATTGAAGACGTCATTGATCACCAGGAAGGGGTAGTGTTTGGCACAGGATGCGAAAAAGGGCTGGTTGGCACTCTACTTCTTTGTGCGAACGACAAGAAAGTTGAAGCTTCAAAGCTCGCTAAGATTATCGGACACCTTGATAGAGTCGTATTGGAATTACTGCCTTTCGACGTCGTTAAGTACTTCGACAAAGGCATTGGCTTTAGGAACTTTCAAAAAAGCAAATCCATCCCAGACGGAAACCTAACCAAAGCAATCAACTCCTTGATTATGGATGCAGTTGATTCTTACGGCTGCAAATTCATAATTTCGACAGCAGCGCACTTTATAGACCCCGACGACAAAGTCTTTCAGGATGTCGTCTCCAAATCATCATTTAAAGATAAGCGGTTCTTCTACGACACACGGTACCAAAGATCACTCAATGAGTGTTTTGCGATCCTCAAGAGACATCTTGGTGACAGGTTTTCCGTAGACCACATTGATATCGCCCGAGCAACCGCAGAAGACATGGTTGAAGCATCGACCGCCGTAGTGGTAAAGCACGACTACCATTTGCCAAAAATCCAAATACCGGATTCTATTGTTGAAAATACTTCTGACTACGACAAGCAGCTGTATTTGTTACTGATGGCTAAAATCAAAGAGTACGGCAGGTGGTCAAATGATCCGGAATATGTAGCCCGCTTTAAGAAAGAATTAGACGTAATCTGGAAGAATTCCAAGCTCAATTTTATCCCGTACTTCTTGATGTACGAGGATATTTGCGCGTACGCTAGATCTCAAGGCATCCTGCAGAACCTTGCTCGTGGATCTGCTGGCGGCTGCCTAATCTCCTACTACCTAAAGATCATCCACATTGATCCAATCAAAGAGCACCTACCATTCGAGCGCTTTCTTAGCCACGCTCGTATCAATGCTGGATCATTTCCAGATATAGACCTTGACCTTGGGCAGCGCGGTCCAGTTCTTAAGTATTTGGCAGATAAATATAAAGCCGGTTTCGCGCAGATTGGAACCTTTCAGCGGTTTAAAACCAAGAATGCTATCAAAGACGCCATGTTTGCTGTGTTTGGTCGCAATCGCGCTGACAAAGAGATCATGGATGTGTGCGACACAATACCTGATTCTCCGCAGGGGTTGGATGAAGACAAATTCCTATATGGCTATACAGATTCTGAGGGTGTCACCCACAAAGGCCATTTGGAACAAAATGAGACACTGCAGATATTCTTTAAGCAGTACCCAGAGATCGAGCAAATCACTAAGAAGCTCATTGGGCTACCTAAGGGTATGGGTAGACACGCATCTGCCTTCGTGATATCAACCCTAGACCTTTCTAGTCAGCGCGTGCCCACAATGCTTTTTGATGACCCAGACATCGGCAAGGTCGCGGTTACTCAGTTTGAAGCACCCATGGTAGAAAAATCTGGTCTAGTTAAAGCAGACGTGCTAGGACTGACAACTGTAAAGACGCTAGAGAGCGTCGTGTCTCTCATCAAGACGCGCAGAGATATAGATCTCTTAGAGGAAGACGATAAGGGTGTTCAGCTCCTTTACCGTCTTCCCGAAGACAATAAAGTCTATGAAGACTTCTATAAGCGCAAAACGGACTCATCATTCCAATTTAACACTGACCTTATCAAGGGGTATATTCAGAAGTTTGCGCCAATTAGGCGCCAAGATTTGTCTGACCTCACGGCGCTCTGCAGACCAGGTGCGCTAGACGTCGAGTTTACGCCGGGCGTTTCTGCAACTCAGTTTTATATTGATGTGAGGAATGGGGATAAGGAGCCAGAATATATCCACCCTGACCTAGCTGATGTTCTGGCTGAGACAAATGGTGTGGTTGTGTACCAAGAACAGCTGATGTCGATCTTAGTTCAATTTTGCGGTTACTCTTTGGAAGAATCCGATCAAATACGATCTGCGATCGCTAAGAAGAAACGCGACGTAATGCTTAAGACATTTGATCGCATTAGGTCAGAGACCATGAGCAAAGGTTGGACTATTGAGCAGGCAAACAAACTGTGTGATGTGGTAACTGCTTATTCTAATTACTCTTTCAACCGCAGTCACTCTCGAGCCTATTCTGAACTTGGATACATTACCATGTATCTAAAGCATCATTATCCACTTGAATGGTGGGCCGCAGAACTCAACAATTCAGAAGAGAACAAAATCCGCCATTACGTCACCATCCTGGGCGATAAGATTACACCGCCGTCTCTCCATGCCCCGGATGATAAGTTTACTATCGTCGGTGACCGTATTGCTGCTCCACTTTCAGCGGTGAAAGGTCTTGGCCCATCTAGCATTAAGGCGATAATAAAACGAGGCCCCTATTCTTCTGTAGAAGACTTTATATCAAAGATGTCAACTGGCGTTAATTCTTCTCATTTCTGGGCTTTACTTAAAGCCGGCGTGTTTGATGAGATGGCTCCAACCGACATCTCGACCCCAGAGGCGCGGCAGGGATTTATTAAACTCTTCAAGACATTAAAGAAGGTAAAGACTATTCCACCCGAGGTTAATCAGAATTCACCGTTAGATATGTTTCTTAACCAGCGAGATATCTATAAATGTTTTAATAAAGTATTGCTTGCAGACCCGCTGATAAGGCAGGAGATATCGATCACGTGGCCGTCTATGCGCGAAACTCGCAGGAAGGATATTCCTCTTGCATTCGGTTCTGCGCCGACAATACCAGTGATTTCCTCTATTGCTGTCGCGTCGAAACTCATCGACGCGCAGGAGCGCTCGGAGTCCAACGACAAGATTAAGGTTGCCATGGTCGGACTATTTCAGTCGTCTACGCACCGAAGCGGTATTTCTAAAAAGGGAAAACCGTGGTCAAAAGTAGACATCGTACTTTCAGACGGTCTGTCCACAATAGAGTGCGCACAGTGGGATCAAAAGCGAGCACTCAGGTATCCTACCAACTCCTTAGTTTACGTCATGGGGTATGTAAAAAGAGGTTGGAAAGGTTCACCCTCCATTGAGGTTCTAGAGGTTGAGCGCCTTGTAAAAGTTGATAAAAAATCTTCAAAGGTATAAGATATTTGTTTTAAAGAAAAGGAGACACGATGGATAGCGTATTTGTAATAACGCAAAATCCGCCTCAAAACCTCTCTGATAAAGAGATGGTGTTGTCGCGACCTTCATTCCTCGATGAAGTTAAAACCTGCGCTCACAGGCGAGGCGGCGCTGCAACAATTGGACCAAATTATCTGCGAGCAATCGCAGAGGAGATCGGTCGCCGATATGATCGACTATTTAATCCCTATCGCAATGTTGTGCCTCATGACTTTGCAGGCAGGATCTGCGAATCTGATGAAGATGTAGCTCAGACGGTCCATGAGATGTTTCAGGCTCGATACCCGACTATCTATCAGCGATATTACGAGTCGATTCTGAGATCACGACCGTTTACAACCAAGGTTATTTATTTCTCTGGATCCCAAGAAGATGCTGCAGTTTTTCAAAAACTAGGCATTAGAGAGATACCTCTTAAAGAGGTTCCAGATCACCTAGGAGAGCCTCGCCCTATTGAAATCAAGCATGAAGTTAAACCAGTTCAAGTAAAAGAGACCACACTTCAACTAGAAGTTAAAGCCACACCAGCGCCCGAGCCGGAAGTTGAGGCAGAACCCGTGTCGCCTAATTCAGAAACTCTAGCAGAATTGGCTGCTTTAACAGAACCAGTAGAAGTCGCACCCGTCTCCGAGCCAGAAGCAAAACCACAGCAGCAGACCGCATCCGTTAAGCATAACCACAAGCATCAACATAAAAATCAAAACCGCCATCAAGCTAGGCCTTCTCAGCCCATCAAAACATCTGATGTATAATATCGACACCCAATATAGGGTATTGACCGCCTATTTAGGCAAAGGAGTAAATTATGGCAAAGTCTAATCTAAGACTCAATCTCGATTCTCTTAAAGAGCGCAAAGAGTGGAAACGCCACCCGATCAACCAGGGTGAAAATATCTACCGCGTTCTTCCACCTTTTGGTGAAAATTCAGACGGTTATGCTTACCGTCGTTGGGTTATCGCCTGGCTCGCAGATCCGCAGACCGGCCGACGTCGCCCATACGCATCTCCGCGCTCATTCGCGACAGATTCTGCGTGTCCGGTTTCTGAGTATGTCTCCCTGGTCGAGAAGAAAAGGGAAGCGCTTGAGGCATCCCTCAAGAACCGCGGCGCATCACGCGATGAGCTGAAAGAGGCTCTAAAACCTTACGCGGATGTTCTTTGGACTATCAAACCCAAAGCTACGTACATCTACAACGCCTGCAACAAAGCAGGTGAAGTAGGACTGCTTGAGTTGAAAAAGACTGCCCATGATGCAATGAAGAAGCAGATGATGCAGTACGTTACGGATTACGGCCAAGATCCAACCTCGCTAGCTTCTGAGCCAGATGACGCTGGTATCTGGTTTAAAATCCGTCGCGATGGCGAGGGTACGAACACCGAATATTCCGTGGCTAAAAACCAAACCAAGAAGAAAACATCTGAAGGTATCGTCTGGGTTGACGATAGAGATCCTCTTCCAACCAACGTCGTAGACAACTACGACAGCCTGGGATACGATCTTACGACTCTTTACAAGCCTCATTCATATGAGGAACTCAAAGAAGTCCTCATGGCTAATCTTGCAAACCTTTACGCTCAATACCCCGAGCTCCAAGTCGAAGGTTTCGAGGTTGAAGTTGAGGCGCCTAAGCCTGTTAAAGCGGTAAAGACCGCAAGGGTTGAAGACGAGGAAGTTGAAGAATATAAGGCGCCAGTCAAGAAGCCCCTGAATATTCGCTTTGACGATGAGGATGATGAGCAGGAAGTCCCTGCAGTCGCCAAGACTAAAAAAGTCGCAGCGCCAGCGAAGAGTGTTAAGCAGCCGTCATCTGACGACGAAATTTTCGCATTCGCAGAGTCACTCCTCGACAATTGAGGTGAATCGTGAGTCACGATCTTCAGGTCATCGAGTCTAATCTGGACTCGATCGACCTAAAGCATATAGCAGCTTTTTCTCGCAAGCTGAGCGATATTGGCCAAGGCTTTAACAAGATGATGGCTCCCGTGTATCTGCGGGACTTCATCATCGCCTACGATGTGTCATCCGTGATGCACGCGAAAGCAGTCCAAGCCGAACTCAACGCTAAGGCAGCTTTGGATACGGCAGAGGCTATCGCGTATCTTGACCGAGCACCGGATTATTTTAAGGTTAAAGGGGAAAAGCCCACGGTTGAGTCGCGTAAGGCCTATGTTGCCTTAGACCCTGATGTTCAGAGAGCTAAAGATATATACGCGAGAGCTCAAGCTCTATCTTTGCTGTTGAGAAACAAGGTTCAAGAGTTTAGATTCGCAATCGATGCCGTCAAAAAGTTGTCAGAAGACGGTTACATGACGCCCTGGGAAGGGATGAAATAAAGGAAATTGGTATGAGTACTAATAAATGGATGTCTAAATTAACATCAGATCTTGGAGTCGCCGCATCTAAACTAAAGATGCAAAGACCTGATCCAATACCATCTTGGAGCCCATCTTTAAACTGGGCAACCTGCCAGGGAGGCTTTCTTCCTAGCAAGGTGAATATTCTTTACGGACCAGAGTCATCCGGTAAGTCTATGCTTGCTATGATGGGTCTAATTGAGATGCAGAGACGAGACCCAGAGGCGCTTGCTATCTGGTTTGACGCCGAATACTCGTTTAATGCGCAGATGTTCACCAAGTTGGGCGGTGATCCGGATCGTCTCGTAGTCAGAAAATCAAATGATCCGATCAAAATCTTTGATTATATTGGCGGCGAGATGCTTGAATTGATTCAAGATGGCGCACCAATTAAGGCCATTGTGATTGATTCAATCAAGGCAATCAGATATCCAAAAGACGTCCGCAAGCAAACCACTGATCAGATTATGGGCGGCAGCGGTTCCCAGTATCTCGGCAGCGCTCTTAAACTCGTCATACCTGTAATCGCAGAGCATAAGTTGTTGACTTTCTTTATACAGCAGGTAACTGCGCAAATGGATCCAATGAAGGCTCTCCGCAACCCATACGTTATCTCTGAGGGTCACGCCCTCAAGCATGCTGCGGATTTGATGCTTGAGATCACCCGCGTCGACTCAAAGAAAGGCGTGATTGAGCACGGTGAGACAATTACCGGCGCTGCTGCACAGGTTGGCCATAAAGTTCGTGTTAAGGTCAAGAAGAATCGCATGGGCGCACCCGCCCGCCAGGCCGAGTTTACTTTTCACTATGATCTTGGCGTCATCGACACCGGCGGCGAGATATTCGAACTGGCAAAAGCGCTAGGCGTAATCAGGCATCCAGTTAATCCTGAAACCGGTCGCGAAAATCCACAAATGTGGTGTTTCGGCAATGACGCACCAGTACGCGGCGAGCAGAATATCAAGAACATGGTTGTGGCAGACAAAGATCTCCAAAACCGCATCCTTAGTGCCTGTTATGAGTATCAGGACGTAAAAGTGGAGACAGATTCTCTTGGTTTTGTTGATGACGGGCTTGAGGAAGCTCTGTGAGCCCTCACGACAGGGAAACCTTGTTTTGGCTGAACGCTGCGCTCATAATGAATGTTATGGACGTGGCGTGTAAGTTGCGCTTATCTGTTGGCAATCCGCGCCAGATTAATAGCGGCATATATGATGCTGTTATTATAGCCGCAACTAGAAAGGCGACGGATCGTGGATCAGATTCAACATAGCAGACCCTCGATAAGGCTAGTTGTCCTGCGCGGCATAACTGTGTTCTTCAAGTTAAAGTTGACTGTTCCGCCAAAGTTATTAGATCCAAGATTGATACGCTGGGCAGAGCGCATGGAGAAATACCGTGTCTAAGATTATGTTCATAGGTGACCCACATATCCGTCATACCCATCTCTCCGAGGGTGAGAAGCTTCTTTCTTGGATTGAAAGTGCGGCAGAGGAGCATAAGCCAGATCTGATCGTCAATCTCGGCGACACCTTTGACGATCACGCCGTTATACGTGCTGAAGTCTTGTCTCTGGTTAACTCTCATATCCTTCGTGTGGTTGATATGAAGATACCGATGGTTATGTTGCTCGGTAACCACGATATGTGGAAGCCTAACTGCAGCAAATATCACGCTTTAGAGGTTTTTAGGGATGTTAAGGGCGTAACAGTAGTTGATTCAATAATTCAATTAGACGGTGCTACCTACATCCCTTATCTACCCAATCCTCTAGATTGGCCAGATATTAAAACGGATATAGCTGTAACTCACAACACATTTATAGGCGCTGACTATGGGTTCAAATTTGCAGACGATGGTATACCACTTGTTCAGGTTCAGGGATACACTGTGGTCTCTGGACATATCCACAAGAAACAGTCGCTCAATGAGGGACATGTTGTATATCCCGGAACTCCGACGAGTCTCACGGCTTCTGATGCAAACCAGGTCAAAGGAATCTCCTTCTTAGATACAGATTCTATGTCCTGGACGTTTATTGAGTCACCGTTCCCTATGTGGCGTACCTTAGATTTTGATTTAGCTGAATCTACTTCTTTAGAGCTAAATGAAACAGATCGTTGGGTAGTAAAACTAATAGGTCCACGCGCTGAGATCAAAGCTCTACTGGAGTCCGATAAGATTTTAGATTTAAAACGAAGAACTCAAGTTGTCTTTAAAACTGAATTCACAGACACGATTAAGTCAAATCGCACGCAAATATCTGCGCCTACTATTTACAGTATGGCTGAACAGTACGTAGACAAAATTTACTCAGGCGCGATTGATAAATATGAACTTAAGAGTATACTTAAAAGGTACACGGAGCAGCAATGAACACCAACGCCAACGTACACGAGCTGCTAGATCAGCACAGGTGGCTCCTCAATAACGGTCTGTTTACTGATCAAACTAAAGACAGTTTGTACCTTTATGGGGCCATAATAAATAAAGGTATTACAGCAGTAGAATTGTCTGTAGATTCAAACACTAAGCTCATAAAATACACACTCTATGCTGATCTTTCTTTACTAAAAGATTATAATAGATATATTGCGCTTAAAAACACCGACTCCATACTCGGTATGTGGAAGCTTAAGCGACTTCTTAAGCGCCATGGTAATTTAGAATTTTTAAAGATATTGAACGGTTTTGTAAAAACCTACTGCGGACCGACTTGGAGTGTCGATCTTGAGTTAAAAGAAAGCTCGGAGTATGAGGATCAAGGACCCACATTTAATGATGATTCAAAGAAAGATCGAGACTCTGTCCCAAGATGAGGACGAGAGACAAGATCTGTGGGTAGCCTATTTGGAAGATCCCTACTTCGACCTGTCGTCTAGATTCATCGAGATTAAGAGCAGGAATGACGCCAACGACATCATAATAAGTAATCTTATTAATTACTTACAGTCACCACCAACGTCCGAGATGTTGGAATTATTAGATAATTTTACCGAACTGGAAAGATCAGTTATGATCTTGCTTGTTATAGGGTTTACAAAAGAGCAAGTTTCCAAGTATAAGATGATCGAGATGTTACGTCTGCAGCAGATGATAAACAACATCTCTACCCATCCTATATGGGAGAAAGCGCTTGCTAAAAAAGAGACTGAACGCTGAAGAACGCTACGGACTTAGTTTCGATCAGGTCCGCGAGGCCGAAAAGTATCTTCGTCAGCATAAGACCGCAGGCGCCATGGGCAAGCAAGAGGCTATGCCCGTTTACGAACTTTTCCTGCTTGGCTATTCGTTAGAAGATCTAAGCAGGAAATTTCCCCAATATTCTTTGGGAAAAATCTCGCTGACGGCTGCCTTAAACGGGTGGGTTAAAGATCGTGAAAAGTTAGCCAACTCAATATATGACAGGATTCGGGCCCGCATAGTTAAATCCACCGTCGAGCAGGTTGAGTTTCTTACAGACATGGTGTCTGTCTCTACCACAGAGAACATGGAGGAGATGCGCAAGTATCTCCAAGATCCTTCTAAAGCGCCTCCTCCTCAGATGAGAATCAAAAGTTTAAAAGAATACCAGCAGGTAATAGAGATGCTGGCGAAAGTCGCAGACTCAGTTAGAGCCCTTTCTGCTCCTGCAGAGACTGATCAACCTAAACTTTTGTCTAAATCAAGCAAACCTAAAGCCCTACCCAAACCAGAACCAGCCGACGAGTCTGTTCTCTTGGCCCAATTAGTCCAGGACCCAGAAGATGAGTGACGAGTCTAAGTTTTGCTCAGTCACCGGGTGCGGTAAGCCGATCAAGGCAAAAGGTTACTGCGGCAACCATTATAAGAAGTTTATCGAGCTTCCTAAGAAGCGCGCCGAGCAGACGGCCTTAACTAAGGTCGCAAAGCAGCAGCAAGCTTCTCAGAGAATGTCTGAGAGAGCCGCACACCTGACAATGGCGCAGCTCGAAAAGATCTTTCTTACGCCGTGCCGAACAGAGAAAGATCTAAAGAACTATATTAAATACTTTTTTAACCTCCAGCTGCCAGATTGCAAGGTTTCCCGCTATGCGGATACGACGCCTTTTCACGCGATATGGGAAGCTTATAATATTTGCGTTAACAACGATAATCCGCAAAATGTGCAAGAGTTGCTATACGTTGCCGGTAGGGGCTCTGGAAAAACACTTGGCATGGCTATCGCCGAACTTCTAATACTTTTGCACGATCAGCGCGATGTTGTTCATGTGGGTGCGATTCTATCACAGGCAAAACGATGCTACGAGTATCAGCAAAAGTTTCTGATGTCCGACAGAATTAAACCGTTAATTTTGCCACCTAAAACACAAGAAGCCGACCGTATTCTTGAAAAATTTACGATGGAAAAATCGGTATTTAATGTTACGGGTGAGAAGGTCACACTTGAAGTGATTCCATGCACATTAAAAGCCTGTTTAACTTCTTGTACTATGTCAATCGATGGCAATGGTGTGCCAAAAATATTAGCGGATTTTAAACCAGGGGATTTAATTAAAAATACTATTGGTTTTGTTGAAGTAATAGACAATCAACTTGAAGATGCGGAATGTGTCAGAGTAGAGTTAGAAGATGGAAGAATAATCGAAGGAACGCTTGACCATAAGGTTTGGACTCAACGAGGTTGGGTAGAATTGCAGCATCTTACTGATATCGATGACGTTATAACGATTTAATATTATTAATATTAGAGAGTGCATTATGGCTATATCGGTGCCAAATAATTTGCAATTAAAATTACCAAGATTTATCGTATATCTTATTGTAAAGTTTATAACTTTTAAACTTAACATAAACGGATACCTAATCGCAGGTTCGTATAGGAGATCTAAATTTATTTGCGGCGATATCGATCTCGTAATTCCAGCACATCTTATGCAAGATCTTGATTCTAAAATGAAAAGCATGGGCTGGTTCCTGAACCCTATGAGAAATCACAATGCAACTCTTAGCAGACAGTATCTTAAAAAGATTAAATTTTTTAATATAAGAAAGATAATAGTATTAGATATATTTCCGTACACTGATGAAAACCTTGGAAATGTTTTAGTTTTTGCAACCGGGTCGGCTGCCCATAATGGTAGAATTAGAAACAGCCTTGAAAGTCAAGGAATGTCGTGGAAAAATCCAGCTTTTATATTGATTAAATCAACCAATGAAAAGTTGACATTTAAAAGCGAAAACGATTTCTTTAATTTTTTAAATTTGAAAACAAAGCCACCAAGAGATCGATATGAATAATTTAATCAAGTCGTTAAAAACGCACAAAGAAGAATTGCTCGTAAAATCAAACGGTCAATGGCAGCTTTTAAGTAAAGCCATATGGGAAAAAGCACCTCATATTTCTCAAAACGCATGTATATGCGGTGGCTCTATGAGAAACGACAAAATGCACCACTACACCTGTGTGGATGCGAATTCTGCACCTAACAAAACTCAATACAATGCTAAACTTAATAAAATGTTTGCTGATTATCACGACGCTCTTGATGCTAAGTCTCCGCGGGCGTTGCAGCAGCATTCTGGTGCTATAAGAGATTTAGTAAACAATGCTAGCCCTGGATCCATTGATTTAGGGCACCTTAGTTACTTGCAAAATAAGGCTGCAGATGCTTTTAAAGCCTCAGATATGCCCCATCATGGTGGACTAAGATTTAGTCATGAAGATCTACGCAATGCCTTTGATCGTCATCTGGATGATTCTGTTAAAAATTTAAAAGATGTGCATGATCATCACGGCATTGAGGCTGTAAAGGGTTTAAGTAGAGCAATAGGAGCAAATATCGATCCTTATCATGAGGGCAAACATGGTCCTACTGTTTTTCACGATCACGACAATTTGGCACTAAAACCCCATCTAGTTGGCGATGTTCAAGCTTTGAATCTGGGCGCATACGGTCATCACAAGACTGTTTCTGCTACATCCCCCGGTGATATTCTTTATTACGAGTACGATAATAGCAACGCTAAACCTAAAGACGACGCGACAACAGCTCGCCACGAGGCGCTTAACGACAAGGTTTCTAGTACGTATGAAGATGCTCTGAGTGGCGATCTACGTAAATTGAAAGCACACGAAGACGCGGTCGTAGATCGCGGTGTTGCACATTTTAAACATCATCACGGTCTATAAAACTATAAATACTTATCATTTTGAGTATATAGATACTAGACATGGGATCTATATACCCAGGTGATATATGGCTAAAATTAAAAAGCTCGAGCGAACCGGTGTCAAACAAATAGCGAAACTTGAGGTTCGTTCTAATTCGGATCCGACAAATCCGATGTCTAATTCATTTGTTACGATCGATGGCACTATAAATCACAACTGCAACGGACCTCACGTACCGCTGGTTGTGGTCGATGAAATCGACACAGTTTCTGGCGAAGGATTAAAGGCATACAAAGAGATATCTGGTATGCTCGACTCCAAGCGGGGCAAGAAGCCGCTAAGAGTGGGTATCTCAACTAGAAAATCTCGATACGGGCTAATGAATCAAGCCATCGAGAATGCCGAGAAGCAGGGGAGACATGTTCGCCGCTGGACCGCGTTCGAGTTTACTGAGCGCTGCCCAGACTCTAGATCCGGTACGACTAAGCAAGAATACTATATCGACCAAAATTCATTCGACATGCGTCTTCCGTCTGAATACAATAAACTCAGCGAGCAGAAGAAAAAAGACTACGCGCCGTACGAGATGTATTCTGGTTGCCACAAGTGCCCTCTTGCGCCAATCTGCTTAGGTGACGCCAAAAATCAAACATCCACATCGCCGATGCTCAAGTCGATTGACGAACTTGCCCAGAAGATACTTTCCGAAGGTCCTGATTGGGCAATGTCACAGCTGATGAATCTTAAACCATCAGTTGAGGGAATTGTGTTTAAGGAATTTGATGAGCGTACGCACGTCAGGACATGGAATCAGATGTGGCTCACTCTTACCGGCAAGGAATTTCCTGGCGAGTGCAATCACGATATCTTTGTTAAGAAATGTTTAGCAATGGGTTTGCCAGCATACTCGGGTATCGACTGGGGATGGTCTAACCCTCATACTTTGGTAACTTTTTTCGTAGACTCTAAGGAAAACATCTACGTCGTCAGATGCGACGGTATGACGTACATATCTCGACCTGCCTGGATGCACCACGTCAAGAATAAGTGGCACCAGGCTTATCGGGTTCAGCTCTACTTCCCAGATCAAGCCGATCCGGGTGACGCAGTCGAGATGAGAAAGCTCGGTCTTCCCACATCAACTAACACTGACAAGGGCCAAGTAAACACTGGCATCCAGGTCATAAAGAAATGGTTAAAAGTCCCAGGAACCGGGGAGCCAAAGATATTTTTTGCACAAGAAACTTGTCAGCCCTTGATAAGGGAGTTCCAGCTCTACCATTACAAAGTAGATGCATCAGGTCAAATCACGGATGATCCTGATACAGAGCACGATCACTGGATTGACGCTTTGCGCTATGCGATGACTAATTTATTCAGCAAGTCAGCTGTCATCCTTTCTTCGGCTGGCTTAGACGTAGACATGGCTAAATTAGTTGATTCTACCGGCAGCTTCTTTAAACCGCCCACACCTGAAGAGTACGCTAAGGTAAACAACATTCCGTTTAATCCGGAAGTTAACCTGGATAAGATGGGTAAAATAGGAAGGCTGTCTGATATAGAGGATAACGAAGATCAAGGGTCGGACGGCGGTTTTATATGGACCTTTTGATCGTATAATATGGTTGTCTTACCGTCAGCTTGGAGACCAAGATGTCTTGGATTGAAGATATTAAAAAAGCAGTTACTGATTCTCTTCGTAAAGATATCGAGGACTTAACTAAGTCTGAAGCCGACCGTCTATCCGACTCTTCTCAGCCTAAAAATGAAGCTCAAGATCAGGGTCAGCTCGTTGGCAGCAAAGCTATACTTACCGATCCGTATTACGATCACGCTGCTCATAATTACTTTCTTTCTAAATCAAAAATCTCTAGAATAGCCAACCGCACCCTTAGAGAAATCTCTATGCGAGATTGGCTAGTAAATGCAATTTTGCAGATTCGTTGCGATACAGTTCTGCGCTTCTCTCGTCCTCAGGAGAAGAAGTATGACATGGGGTACCGGTTTGTTAAGGCCAACCAAAATGAACCAGTTACCCAAGAAGATATCGATAACATCCGGATGCTAGAAGACTATATTTATCACTGTGGTCGTACCGACGCAACGCCCCGCGGCGAGGAGATGCTGTTCGGTGAGTTCGTAAAGTTGATCACCTGGGACGCACTAACCTTTGGCCATATCGCCGTAGAGAAGGTGCTTACTCGCAAAGGTTCTCTCCATCGCTTTCGCCCTCTTCCCGCAGAGACTGTTTACCGTGTCAACCCAAACGTCTCCAAGGATGCGGTTGAGAATCAGGCAAAAGTCGCGCTGGAGCTTTACCACAAAAAGCGCTCTGACAATGACCCAAGGGGTGACGGTCAGATCAATACTCCTGACATGGAGTACCTAAAGTACGTTCAGCAGACCATGGACATGCGCGTCGTAAACGTGTTTGGCGATGAAGACATGGTCTTCAAACTCTTCAACCCAAAGAACTTTGCCGACTCCAACGGCTACGCGATCTCGATGGTCGAGCAAGCCGTGATCATGATCACAAACCATCTCAACGTTGAATCCTACAATGCAAACTACTTTACGCACGGATATGCGGCTAGAGGGATCCTGCATCTCAAAGGAACAGTTACTCAAAACACTCTGGCGTCTTTCCGTCGTCAGTTCTACAATACTATTTCGGGCTCGAATAACGCTTGGCGCACACCGATTGTATCAGGGCTGGATGATGTCCAGTGGATACCAATGTCAGGGTCTGCACGCGAGATGGAGTACATCAACTTCAATTCGCACGTCATGCGATCCATCTGTGCTCAGTTTCAGATCGACCCCATCGAAGTAGGTTTAGATTATCTTACAACCGCCAACGGTCGTGCCGCATCTCAAGCTAAAGAATCTGGACAATTCAAGATCACGTACTCTCGCGAGAGAGGTTTGCTGCCAATTCTTTACTTTATTGAAGATCTGATCAACCAAGACGTAGTCCCTGCTTTAGATAAAGAGCTCGCATCTAAATATAAATTTAAGTTCGTAGGGTACACAGACGACACGGCGCAAACCGATATCTCGCTTCGTCAAGCGCAGATGACCGTGTTTTCTTCTATGAACGATCTGCTTAAGAATGAAGATCGTAAACCTATTGACCATCCGATTGCGAATTTGCCGCTTAATCAAGCATTTTGGGGACTGGTCGACAAGATGATGACCAAAGGCGAGCAGCGAGAAGTCTTCTTAGGCGATGCAGGCGCGACTCAACGACAAGAACTCCAATATCTTCCTGGCGATCCAATGTTCCTGCAGTGGCAAAATATGCTTATGACTAAACAGGCTCAGAAAGAAGCAAAAGATCAGCAGCAACAACAGATGGCAATGCAGCAGCAGCAAATGGAACACGAGCAAGATCTTCAGCGCCAGCAGGTTGATCACGATACCGAAGGTAGAAAACAAGCAGCAGCTGAGGCCGCAGTAAAGGCAGGCCAATCGCCCGTGCAGCAATTGCAAGAGACTGCCAAAGAATTTGGCGCGACTCGCGCCTCAAACGTTGAAGGCAAGATGACAAGAAACCCAATCAACGTTGCCGCAGATACCGAAAAAGAATAACTTTATTAAATTAAACAATTTGTATAAATATCTCTATTGGGGGATATGTTATGGCATTCGTGATACTCGAGGGTGTAGATAGAAGCTTTAAGTCGTCACTCGCCAAGCTTTACGAGTCTCAGGGATACAAATCCATCCACTTCTCTGCACCTGATAAGAAATACTCTCGGACCGGTTACACCGGCCCATCCTACCTAGATGATCTTGTGGAGATGCTTGTCGGTCTATCAGGTCAAGATATCGTCTTCGATAGATCTTGGTACGGTGAAACAATTTGGCCGTTTATCTATAGTCGAAATCCGCTCCTTAGCGACGAAGATATCGATGTTCTGCGCGACATTGAAGACCAGAATAGTACCACTCGTATTCTAATGGTTGACACTAATGTTGAGGCACACTGGCAGAGATGTTTAGACAACAAAGAGCCTCTATCTTTGTCGCAGTTTAAATCTGCATATCAACTTTATGCCGCAATGGCGGATCGTTATGGTTTCAGTATAAAGACCAAACACGATTTTGTCCCTCAAGAACCAGAGGTCAAAGAGATGAGCCCAGAACCAAAATTAGAATCTAAAGTTTTCGCTGCGTCAGTTTCAACCAGCGAAACCACAAATGTCGTCAAGATGGATACGCCAACCAAGCTTACGCCAGAGCAGCAAAAGCTTCAGCAAGCCAACGCTATCAACGATATCCTTTCCTCCAGGATCGTGAAGAAAAAAGGGTCAGAATACGACTCGATTGAGATCCGCGTTCGGGAATTTCTCAACCAAGAATTGGCAAAACTTCTAGGGACAGATAAGCCCCAAGTCTCCCTCCCATTCACAAGCGAAGAGATCACGCTACTTAAAGCTCTCGCAAATCGTGTAAAAGATAAACGAGCGTAAAATACGGAGTAACGCATGAAAATCGTAGATTCGCAAAAGAAGCGCAGCAAACCCACCGTCAACCGCGTCGCAGAACTTGAGCGCGAAGTTGCAAACTTAACAATGGCGGTGAGAGTTTCTCAAGCACTGCTTAAGCAGTTCATGGAGCAGATTCGCCCCATGCAGGAAGATCTGACGCGCTTCTATGCTGCCCTCAACGACACCCAATACAAAACAAGTGCCCTCCTGGACTCTGTGCCTGGCGTCTCTAGAGAGCAGATCGCAACCCTAGCAGACAAGCTCAAACTAGCAGACTGGCAAGAGTCATCTGACAAAGATGATCAAACCCGAGGTCTCGTTCCTGCAGACACCGTGTCTTCAGACGAAGACATCGTTATCATCGCTTCTACGACGCCAGATGAAGCAGAAGATAAGGGGATCTTCCGGTCTAAGTCTTTGCTTAAAGACATCGCGAACCAAGATATTGTTTCCGGTCTCCTAAGCAAATCTGTGGGGGCGACTGTAGAAACCACCATCAACGGCTCGCGACACGTAGTAGAACTTCTTGGCGTAAGAACCACGCCAAAGGCATAACACTAGCGAAACCTAGTTGAGACCAACCCCCAACATCGGGGTTGGTTTTTTATATTGACTTGCGGAGTATAACGTCTAGAGCAAACAGCTGCGAGTCAAAGATGAGCGATCTAAAGGAAAGATTCAAATCTAGATGCCCCAGGAAGCTGGACAAACCAACAAACGAGTGGTGTCCACTGGCGGTGCTCAGACTTAAAACCTTGCGAGCCTCTAAGAAAGAACTCACTGAGGCTGAAGAGGCAGTTCTGCCAGGTTGTCCGTGGGCTATAGATGATCAACTTTCGGGATATTGCTGGTTCTCGTACGAGGCCAACCACATGCCGGAAACCCCATCGTCAGATGTCGACATCGCAGCCATGCTGCACGTCTCCACTGACACCGTCAAGAAGACCGCTGAACGTGCCATCAATAAGTTGCAAGCCTGCCAAGCCATCAAGGAAATACGCGAGTCGCACAAAGACGAACCCGTCGTCGAGTCCTCATTTTCGCTAGATGATGAGACGGTCTATTGCGACTAGCAGTGTCGCTCTACAACGGTTAACTGTCGGATTTTGTATAATAAATCTGGCTGTTTAGCTATTTGGAGGGTGAGATGGCTGTTGATTTTAACGACTTCATAAAGCACACAAAAAGATCTGGTCAAGTAATAAAGAAATTCAAATGTTCTTGCGATAAGTGCGGCCTTGATAGAGGCTATCAACCTAAAAATAAAGTTTATAAACTTTGTCTGGATTGCGTAAGGTATTCGCCAGAATACATAGAAAAGCATCAAAAAGCCATAAAACAAACCAGATCTTCGCCGGAAAGTCGAGCAAAAACTATTGCTTATAACGCGAAGAGATGGGAAGATTTTAGAATTGCCAAGACTTTACGAGATCGTACTGCAATATCAATAATTGAATCTAAAAAACTTACGCATTATCTTTATGCACATTATCGCGTGGATAATGGTAAACTTTTCTACGTCGGCATCTCTTCAGAACACGGTCCTCAATTTAGGAGGTATTTAGTAAATAAAGGCAGAAACACCAACTGGCACAAAACAGTAAACGAGGCGGGCGGCTGGTTCGTTAAAATAATAAAATGTTTCAACTCTAGGCAGGAACTAGAGCAAGCAGAAATAGCAACCATCTGTCTGATGCGTTTTTTAAATATTCCAATTGTCAACATAGCGACAGGCGGTGGTCGAGGATCGCTGGGTCTAAAATGCAGACCAGAAACCATTGAGAAATTAAGAAAAGCGGCAACAGGTAAAAAGGCAACAGAATCGACTAGATTGCTTTTATCTCAAAAGTCAAAACAAATGTGGCAAAACCCAAATCATAAAAATAAAATAAACTTAACGCCCGTAAATCGTAAATCTGTTGTTTGCTTAAATAACAATATGCGATTTGAGTCAGTTCATGCCGCCGCTAAATGGTTGAACGTTAAACCTGGGGTAATTTCATATTATGCTAAGAATGGAAAACCGTATAAAGGATTTAGGTTTTCTTACGCAGTAGAATCATAAGAGTAATGAATTAAGGATTTTACTATGGCCACAAAATTTGATTCCTGTGCGACGAACGCGCTTCGGGATACGCAGTCAGAGATATTAGACATCCAAGGTGCTGATATTTCTGACCTATTGGCGGGTCGCGGAATCGTCAACGACAACCATAGCAACAAACTGCCAGATGTCGTTGGTCGAATAACTGAAGCAAAGAAGATTTTCGGCCCAGAAGACTGCGAGAATGATAGGCATCGATATTATTGGAACAAAGTTAAATCGCCCTATATTTATGTTGCCGGTACGCTTTATGACGACGAAGATCATCGCTCCGCTAAGGCTGCAGCCGCGATCCTGAAGCACCAATTCCGCACCGACTCTCCTCTCAAACTAAAATGCTCAGTAGAAGGCGGCATCTTAGAAAGAGGAAAGAAAGATCCAAGAGTTCTAGCAAGAACCAAGATTAGGGGGCTAGCGCTCACATTTACGCCAGCAAATTCAAATACTTTGGTCGAAGGCCTTGATCTCGCCAAGTCTGCACCAACCGCCGAAGAGATCGACCTCATCAAATCCTACGCGCCGCACGCTGTGATCAATGTTCCGGCCTTGATCGATCTTTCTCAAAGAACCTCGATCGCCAAGATCCGCGAGAACGTCGAGAAGATACACGAGACCGTCAGCGCTTTAAAAAAAAACAATAATTCGCCCGAGTCGTTAGATAAAGCCCTCACTGCCGGCTACGGTGGGGCAGAGACGCCAAATCTTAGAGCCGGTGGATCTGTGCTTCAGACTGAATCTTTAGACCAAGGTCGATCATTCAGATATATAGATTGCCCCAACTGCGGCAAGGAGCAGGTCTACATGGCGCACCAGACAAAGTGCCGATCATGCAACAAGAGCTTTCCATTTGACACGTTGACTAAGTTCTTCTTATCTAAGTGATCTTGGTATTATATACTGGTAACACTGGGCGGTAGGGTATGGATTCGAACCTAAAAGCACTTCAAGAAATAAACGCTTTGGAGAAACAACTCCAAGAATTTCAACTGCTTGTTAAGGCTCAAACCATGGGCCAACGTCTCAGGCAGATGAGCACGCAAACTGAGAGCGCGACACCGCAAGAAGCTGCACAGCCAAGAATTTTCACTCCAGCTCAAGCACAGCCCGCCCGCGCCCCTTCGAAAGAACAACCAGCAGAATACAGTTCCCTAAGACAACCAAAAGCTCAGCGTCCCTTGCCCGAAGATTTGGCAAACCTGATACAGAATCACTACGCGGACGACGCAGAGCTAAAAGATCTGCACAATTTCCACCAGGAAGCAAACAACAGAATCAAGGACAATCCCGGCGCCATTCCTGAAGAAGTGTTTGATACTGTAGAATCAAAAATGCATAGTCGTATAAAGGATTTAAAGGGAAAGCACGGCGAGATATCAAAACAAGCCGCAGCAGCCATGGAGAATCATTCTTACGATCCTCAAATACAGGCTTTGCGCGATATGCATCAGGCGCACATTAAAAGTCTTAGTTCTGGCAGTTCAGACCACACTACCAACGATACTAAAAGATTAGAAAACGCAATAGTTGAACGTGCTAACTACCTCGAAAGTTTGACCCCTGAGCAAGCTAATCCATTCGCCGATATAAGACGCCGAATTGGCGGATCACCAAGCAACGAGATCGAACTCACGCCTAAAGATAAGAAAAAACTTAAGCGTTATGTTTCTCAGGGCGAAATGTCACCGATGCAAGTCGCTGCGAAGCAAGCTGAAAAATCGCAAATAAAAGATTATGTTCGCAGCTATTCCGGAGAGTCATCAGAGCAAGGTCTTTCCTTCCAACTGGCTGGCAAACCGATTATGGAAGCTTATGGTAAGTCCTCCGAGCGCCCTTCTAAAAGTAGACACTTCGTGCACTACGATGGAAAACCAGTGGGTGAAATAGAAGTGCATCACAAAGGTGCTTCAGGTGGAGAGCCTTATTTTAAAGTCAAGATGCACGAAAGACAAGATCTAGAAAACGAAGTCAAAACCGCTATTGCTGAGCATTTGAAGAGTCCAGAATTTAGACAGCAGATGAATGCTTACGATAAACCATCTAAAGAAATTGAAGAGATTGAAAAACTAAGACCAGAAAGATCGCGCACGTCGACCATAGATGAATCTGATCCCGAAGCAGTAAGACGGGAACAAAAAGAACTTCGCGAAAATATTAAAGAATATCAAAAAGAGAGAGATCCAACCTCTGCTAATGTCACGCCTAAGGCGCCTCTTAAGGAGTTTAGTCGCGAGCAAGCTTTAGCGAGTCAACGCACTGCTGCCGCGCCAGCTGCTCCGCAAAAACAAAAGAAACAAATTTCTGAAGAAACTAAGAAATTAAGAAGTGAAATACCGAGTGTTAAAGCGGCAAAAGAAGCAGAACAACCAGGCGATCCACTTGATCAACTGGTCAACCATCCAGATCCGGCGGTCAGAAATCAAGTCATAGATTCTTTTCTTCAGCACGGAAATCAGTCTGTGATTGAACGACTTTTAAGTCACTCAGACGATGAGGTTGCGCAAAAAGCATTTAATCGTCTTAGGGAGTTAAAAAAGATTAATAAAGAAAAAGCAAAATAGTTTTAATATGACTTTTACAGTATAACTTTTGAGTTATTTGCTGCTTAACTATAGCAGCATGATATATTGAACTACGAATGTTAGTGCATTCGATTTTAAGGAGAAAAGTGAGATGAGCAATCCAGTGCAAGTCCTCGACAAGATTAAGAGAAACCTCGACGCAGTTGGCGTTGCGGCTACTCGAAACGCAACCTCAGTCACCGCAGCTGGTTTGACCATCAGCTATGTTGACGCTTCCATCCAAAGCCCGATGGGCGGTGTGAACGGCGACACTTCGCCTTTCCTCGGCATCGGCATCGGCAACCCCGGCACGCTTAAGGTTAAAGGCGCTGCTGGTGAAAACTCTATCGCCGCCATTTTTGTGAATGCTTCCGACCTAGCAGTTCTAGCTTGCTGCGCCCGTTTTGCTAACGACGTCGTTGTCGAAGCTGGCGACACTGCTACTGAACTTGCTCGTCTTGCTGGCCACCCTGACCTTAAGATGATGGGCCAATAAGGCTTAGGAGGCAACTACCATGGAAAAGAATCTCGCTAAAAGTCTTACCGATCTTATCGACGAGACGCTTGCTGAGATCGAAGCTCTGAAGAAGAGCGATCGCTTTTCCGCGGAAGAGATTGAACTGGATCACGGCGCAGACGGATCCACTGAAACTCACGCGGTCAGCAAAGCCGACGAAGAAGATGAGAAAGAAGAAGATAAAGAAGACGAAGAAGAAGAGCACGAAGACGAAGCCAAAAAAGCAGAACACGCTTATAAAAAGGCAGAGGAAGAGTGCGAGAAAGCTGAAAAAGCTTACAAAGAAGCCATGAAAAAGCGTGAGATGTGCAAAGCAGAACACGATAAACACATGGGCAAGGCCGACGAAGAAGACGAAGAAGAAGCTGAAAAAGCCGAAGGCGTCAACGAAATGGCCAAAGAAGATAAAGAGAAGAAGATGAAAAAGATGGAGAAGAAGCTTGCCAAGTCAATCGAGGCTCGCGTCGCTCCTCTTGAAAGTCAAATCAGCCAAGTTCTCGAAGCTGTTAAGAAGCTCGCAGATGCTCCGGTTCCTGCTCGCGGCGCGACGTATAAAAACGTTCAGCCCCTAGCAAAAGGATCAGTCGAAGCTGAGCCGCTTAACAAGTCTCAAGTTCTCGGCGAACTCATCACGCTAAAGAAATCAGGTAAGGAAGTTCCTACTGAGGATGTCCTCAAGGCAGAGATCGGATCCGCATCCGAGCTGCAAGAAATCGCAACCAAATACGGCATTAAGTAATAAGGGAGATAAGAGAATATGTATCAAGACGCACTTAATCAAATCATGCAAGGTCTGGAGCAAGGTCTCGTCTCCCAGGCTGAAGTCGAAAACCTCAACAAGGCTCTCAGCGCTGGCTACGGCTACGCTGGTCGCCCGACCGACCTCACCTACGGTGGCGTGATCCAAACGGAATCGCTGGAATCGACCCTTAAAGTCGTGACCTTCGATATGAAAAACCTGAAGCTGTGGCCTGCCCTCAGCATCGACAAAGCCTACAACCTGTTTGAGCAGTACAACCGTCTCGTCGGTTACGGCTCTGACGCTTCGCCTTACATCGGTGAAGGTGGCGCTGGCCAAGAAGAAGACTCCACGTACGTACGTGACGGTCAAAGGATCGCCTTCTTCAGTAAGCGTCGTAAGGTGAGCCACCAGATGACCCTCGTCCGCACCTCTGTGGGCGACGTCGTTGCTCAGCAAGCAAAAGAAGGAACTATGGACCTTCTGAAAAACGTCGAGCGCGAACTCTACTGGGGTAACGCGCACTTCACCGACGCCACCGGTGCACAAACCGGCGCGACTGCTGACCTTCCGGTCAACACCATCGCGATGTCTGGTCTGCTCCAGCAGATCCTCAAAGGTGACACCGACAGCCAATTCATCTCCAAGGACTTCCAAGGTTGGGGCGCTGAGTCCTCCTCGATCGTTCTTGACCTCGCCGGTGCAACCCTCGCTCAAGACGACATCGAGACCCTCGCTGTTAAAGCTCTTGAGAACTTCGGTTCGCCTACTCAGTTCCACGCTGAGCCAATCGTGATCTCCGCTTTCGTTCGTCAGTTCTATCCTCAGTTCCGCTCTGAGCCAGGTCTCAGCGGTCAAACTGTCGGCTACGACGTGTCGAAAGTGACCACGACCGCTGGCGCGATCGACCTCAAGCCAAACCTCTTCCTCCGTCCTCGTCAGCAGGTTCGCGCCTCTGCCGTGAACGCCAATGCTCCTGGCGTTGCTGGTCTCAGCATCGCTGGAACTGCCGCTGGCGCAGGCTCCGACCTCGCCGCCGGTACGTACCACTACGCCTTGACGCTGTGCAATGACTTTGGTGAGTCTGCCCCAGTTCTCACCACTTCCGCTGTTACCGCCACCGCTGGCCAAAGCGTCACCATCGCGATCACGGGCGCCGTCCCCTCCAGCGTGAAGTACTTCAAGCTGTACCGTACCACCAACGGTGGAGCAGCTACGACCGCTCAGTTCATCGGCAACTACCGCCTCGGGATCTCCGCGATCGTCGACGCCGGTAAGAAGCGCCCAGGACTTGGCGAAGCTTTCTTGCTGGACCTCAGCTCTGAGTCGATGAAGTTCAAGCAACTTGCCCCTCTCGCAAAAATGAACCTGGCCGTCGTGACTACGGCTTTAGAGTTCCTTTTGCTCATGTACGGAGCGCTATTTGTTTACGCACCTCGCTTCCAAGGTGTTATGAAGAACGCTGGCAAGTAAGTTATTAAGATCACTGATTAAAGTGATACTGAGGGCACCCGTTATAGGGTGCCCTTTTTGTCTATCATTACACAAACAACGCACCTTATGTAAAGATTTCAACTTTAACAATATACTGACCGCTCTTCGTGTATAATAGACAAAGAGGGTTCTTTATATGCTAAATCGTGAACGTACAAAAGAAGTATTCGGATACGACATCGATCCGTCAGTCCGCCGCCGCACGAACGCTGAGTTTGCATCCGCCAACAAAATCTCCAAGAAGAAACTAAAGGTGATCGATAATTGCCCATCCTGCGGCGTCGAGCGAGTAATCACATTGCGCGCGTCGCGCAAAAACGCGCTGTGCTATAAGTGTCACCACAACCGACCAGAAATGATCAAGGCAAAGCGAAACCAAAGTAAGTTTGTCTCAGAAGAATCTAAAAGGAAGATGAGTGAAAGTCACTGGTCTAAACAAGGGATGGAGTCTCCCTTTAAAGGTCGGAAGCACACTAAATCCGCCAAACGAAAACTATCTCAAGCGACTAAGGTCTGGTATCAGAATGCCCCCAAAGAAGAAGTTTTACGAAGAGCGATAAAGGCTTCGTGCACTGTTCGTAGTATTGAGGTTGAAGATTTTGATGGATGGGCTGTTGAGGGGCAGCGCAAAGAACGAAGCTCACCAGAATATAAAGCTTTTGAGATCGCTGTTTTACAGCGCGATAAAAATAGGTGCACAGCGCCCGCCTGCATAGTTAAGCGTAAAAGCAACTTAACCGTTCATCATAAAGACGGCTTCCACTGGTGCGTCGAGCGTAGATTTGACGTAAGCAATGGCGTCACGCTATGCCACGCACATCATAAAGAGTTTCATGACGAGTACGGTCGACGCGAAAACACCGAGGCGCAGTTCGATGAATGGATAGCAAGGATGCGCGCGAACTACAGCGCACCAGTCAGGTTGATTATCGTGTGCGGGCCTTCTGGCAGCGGAAAATCATGGGTCTGCAATCAGCTCTCAGACCATTATTCCTACGTGTCCTTTGACAAGGTGCCCAAGGAACAGCACCTCCTGAAGGTAATGCAGCTCGCGAGTCAATGCCCAGACAAACCAGTACTTTATGATCCATTTAGAAAGGCGTCGACTATATTCTCTAGATACAGCCAAGTTTGGCCATGCGAACTTATCGCGATAGATGAATCGTTAGACACGATCTGCGAGAGAATAGCGAGTCGCGGCGGGGTCCCAGACCGCGACGAGATAGCGAAGGCCGTAAAGCGCCACAGATCTACGGTCGCCAAATCTCATTTTTCTGGAACATCAGCTGAGGTTTTAAACTATCTACGTTCTCTCTACCCCAAAGTATAACAATATTGCCCATATATTCGAGGACCACCATGGCTTTACTAAACTTCTCTGGATCTGTAGTAAAAGGTACGCCAACAACATTGACTCTGGATAAATCTGCCTTATCTGCGCTTGCGCCAGTGGCCACGGATCTTTACTGGACCGTTGACGCCAACATCAGCAGAGTCGTCGCACATTACTCCTCTGACGAGGGCAATCAGAGAAAGATTCTAACGTTCGACTATTCGCCGGCGGCACCGGAAGCATCGCTTTCGCTCAGTTTGCGTGCGAGATCTGTATATTCTTTAGATATGCTAGTTCTGGTTGACTTCGACGGTGGAACTCTAACCCTGACCAGGGAGACGTTGGCTAGTTTGCTGCCAAACATCTCTGCTTTAGATTTCTCCGCCTCAGATCCTGAGTGATCATGAAGAAGACTCAAATACTCAAGAACGTGTGGCTCGTGTCTTTCGATACCCAGGAAGATCTGGCCCTTTCGTTTTTGCGCTTTCAAGAGTGCTACGAATCGCCGAGATTTCGTGGCCAAGCATTCTCATTAGATGAGTTTAAAGCATGGTACGCTGCCGAGAACGGATCGTTCTCGTACGTCGATGACTGGTCTGGCTTCAATATCCCGTCGTCGATGTTTGATCCGTTTAAACGCGGTAACTTTGATCCGCTGTCTGATAGGGAGAAAGCACTGATCGCTGCGTTCGTGGACGAGCCCCAGCCGTTCTACGTAATCGGCGCCAACGAGGGTTCAGACGCTCTAGAGCACGAGATCTGCCACGCGCTGTTCTACGTGGATCCTGAGTACCGCGCCGCCGCGCAGAAGATAATCAGTGACAACCTAGACAAGCTCGCGCACCTCTTCCTCGAGGTGGCCGATATGGGTTATCACCAATCTGTACACGTTGACGAAGTACACGCGTATGTGTCGGCCAATCCGGATTGGTTGACCGACAACGATCTTAAGTGCGATGTTAAAATTACTAAACAATTACAAGATCTTAAGCTTAAAGCGGTACTTAGAAATAAGATCTGATTTCCGAAGTTGTCAACCTCGGAAGCTGGTATAATTACTTCAGCTTAACGAGGAGAGACTGCATGTCAAGAGCCATCAATTTACCCACAGGTGCCAGCCGAGTTGCGGATGTCGGTCTAGTGTGGCGTGAGATAAGTTCTGGTTTTTCAGGAACCTGGGAAGTGCCAAAGTACTGCGCAATTCGAGTCCGAGCTACAGCCGCTGGAAACGTAGTTCTAGATGGTGTACTTGCGGCAGGGCTTACTGCGGGTGAGATTTTTTATCTCAATGCTGGTCGCGGAACAAACTCTGACAAAAAAGACACAGTAACGCTCGTTGTTTCAGGTGCGGCGTACGTGCAGATCGGTCTAGAAGTAGACAGGGACTAACATGAGCTTATCTTCTCTAAAAGAGCTTCTTCTCCGCAAGACTGAAGATGAGTCGTTAAGAACTATTATTCAAGTTATCGCAGACGAGGTGTTGACTAATCAGGTCATAGAATCTTTGCGCAAGATGGCGGAAAATAAAGCTTCAGGTGGCGCTGCCAATGCCGCAATCAAGCATTTTGCCAACGAGATCAAAAACGACACCAAAGATCCTGCCACATCCAGTCGTCTTCCAGACATGATTCGCGAAGCTTTAAGCCACCATGCATCGCGCTATAAAGCCGCTTTGGCAACCGGTAATAAAAAGCTAGCCAATGAGCATGCCGGTAATTTTTTTAAGATACTTAGATTCGGTGTTCAAGCAGAACCACACACCGGCGGTGCGCTGCAGATTGATCGAGTTGACATAAAACCGTGGGAAAGAGGACATCCAAGAAATTTAGAAACGTTCGCCCAGCGAATAGCTAGAGACCCTGCATATGCGGAAAAAGTTAACACTTGGCATCTGCCCGGCGGCAAGGGAAAGGGAAAGATGCACCAAGGTCTTTTAACGCCAAACGCATACATAAACGACACTAAGGGTGCTTTTAGATTTGAACCTGCAGGTAACGATTGGTCGTTCCTACAGAACGATCCCCATGAATCAGAAATGGCAGAAGTAAGCACCCACGGTCACGTTGGCGCATATCCAATGGAGCATGTCGCAATCAATGGCAAGCATATATCTATTGACCCAGTTGAAAACTTATTTGACGGAAACAAATCTCACGCATTCGACAACCATCCAATCATGAAGCTAAGCGACCTTAAGCAAAGCGAAATACCAGACGGTAGCGATCGGGCAATGCAGTACATGATTGATCACGAGGATTTCTACGATACACCTCATTTTGCTGCTCACACTGCTCATCAAAACTCACTGCGAGAATCAGGGGCGCACGAATCGCGTGGTCAGCAAGTTGGAGAACCAGTCCACCCTACATCTAAAAAAGTTGATCCATGGTACGAATCCAAAGGGTCTAAAAAATCTTCTGGCAAGAGCGCCGATCCTATGCGCTCTGCTCAGCAGATATTAAAATACGGCACGTCTGCTTCAGCGCCTACCGCTCCGTCAGCGACACCTGCTGCGCCGGCTAAAAAAGAAGAATATACCCGCTCCCCTGATGTGCAAGCTCTTTGGGATTTATTGCCAGGAAAAAAATCGTAGGATTTACTTATGCCAAAAGGCGTCATAGAAACACCATCACAAGAGAAGAAGTGGGAAAAGGCCAAAGAGATTGCCGCAGAGCAAGGCAAATCTAAGCGTTGGCCTTTAATAATGCACATCTTCAAGCAGATGGGCGGGATGTCTAAAGCTGATCAAGATCATCAAAATATTTTAGTAGAGCGTGCATTAGCTGCCCAGGGGAAAAAGACCACCATTCCGCAAGAAGCTCACGAAGCTCTACATGCCTGGTGGCAATCTAACAAAGATCGACTGCTGTCACCAGAGCAGAAACAAAAGATCAAAGACATACAATCAGTTAAAACCAAACGCGCTGGCATGCACTTAGTTAAAGCTGAATACTTGCAAAGTCTTCAAATTGCATTGAGCGCTTTAAAGTCAGAATTAATAGAAGATCTGTCTAAAGCAGATGACGTAAAGAAAAGTTATCGTAGGGATTGGGCCCAGCACCCGGATCACACCCCGCAAGAGCTTGAGCAGATGCAAAAGCTTATCCAAGCGGGATACCATCCCCGCGAAGCAGCACACATGGTCTCGATTAAAAAGGTTGGATCTAATAAGCGCGGACGAGGCGAGGCAGAGACATACGAGCACGCCTTAAGGTCGCAAATAAACCCAACAGAATTATCGCCAAAAATCTTAGAAAGATTGCGTCCAATGGCAGCTCAACTGCTTGAAGCGCAAAAGGCTAGAGAAGCAGAATCGCTCGTTCCCGAGGAAAATCCTGAACTGTATGCGCAACACAAACGACAGCAGGCACATAGTCAAGTTTATTCAGATTATAACAAGGCATATGAAAACTTTTTAGGCTCTGATGAGCTCAAGAATGCGAGCCCCGAAGATAAGCTTAAACGAATTTCAGAATGGAAGAAAAACTGGCACCGACAGAACGCAGATCGAAACAAAGAAATTCTAGGATCCGCTAAAGCTGGTCAGGTGTTTCAAGAAAGTCGCGAAGCAAGAAAGCAGCGTCTAAAAGAAGAGAAGCAAAGACTAGCTTTAGGTTTTGTCCGCGAAACTCCTCAGGCACAATCTGAAGGCTTAGGGCAATCAGAAGGTATCGAAGAACCAGTCGAAGGAATACAGCAAAGCGAATCTCAGATCAAAGAATCCGAGAAACAGGGAATAAAAGAAGATGAACCTTCTTTTGCCGGTTCTGCAGCGGTTGCTGCTCAACATATGGGATATAAGTCTAAAGAAGACGACGACGAAAAGGGTTCTGGCGTTTCTGAAGAGTGGGATCCATATTCACTATTTCAACAGAGACATGGCAAATACATTGAATCAGTACTTAAACCTGAGGTTCAGGCTTCTCAGGCAAAATTAAAACCTCAAACTCAAGCTTCTGCGCCGCAGACACCGGCTGAAACCGGTGCAGCGCCCGCACCTGCGCCAGAAAAACCAAAAGTTGTAATTCGTCGCGCGGCAAAACCAGATCAGCACGAACGCATGCAGCGCATTGATGCGGCTAAGATGTCGCTCCAAACAAAGAAAGACTAAGTGATGGGAATATCTAACTCACCATTAAATCCGCCCTTCCCGTTCATGAACAGTGAGCAGGAACAGCCGTCGGTAACAAGATATCTCCCCCTGCCGACTGCGCAAACCTTAAAAGAGACAAGTTTGTTTGGGATCCCTTTGAAGTCTGCGCTTACTGGTCAGACCATCTCCGACACCACGCTTAATGACTATATCACTAAGGCTATTTCTAGATTAGAGCACGAGCTCAACATTTTTATTACGCCCGTGGCATTTGAAGAGCGTCACGACTATGATCGCGAGATCTGGACTCAGCAGTACGCTTGGATTAAACTTAACAACTCACCCATACTGAATTGTCAATCCGTGCAGTTAAGTTTTGGTAATGGAACTCCGCTACCGCCGCTGGTCGAGTTTCCGCTAGAATTTGTGTATGTCAACGGTCAAGAGGGTGCGATACGTCTAGTGCCGGTCCTGGGGACAGCTACATCTGGTTTTGTATTGTCATCGTTCGCCGGCGCGCAATTCATGGCGCTTATGGCTATGGGCGTATTTAATTTTCCGGGTGCAGTTTTAGTTAAATACCGCGCCGGCTTTGAGCCAGACAAAGTCCCCGCCATGGTTTCTGGCTTGATAGAGAAGATGGCCGCGCTAATGGCGCTCAGTGCTTTAGGTCACCTAATTTTTCCATACAGCTCAATCGGCATCGGACTCGACGGAACTTCGCAAAGTGTAGGTACACCTGGTATCCAGTTCCTTACTGGTCGTATCGCTGACCTAAAAGAGCAGGTACAACAAGAACTAGATGCTGCTCGCAATTACTATCAAAAGAAGCTGTTGATCGACTTTTTCTAATAGAAATACTTAAGGTAAACCAATGCCAAAAGCGCTACATAAAAACAAATGGCGAGACATCAAGGGCATCGAGAAGTGCGAAGATGGCTTTACTTACCAGCTCGACGGCGTAGACGGTAAGGTTTACCACCGCGAGATCGACGACCTCGACTTCTCCAAAGAAGATACTCATGAGATCACCAACCCTGATGGCTCGATCACCCGCGGCCCAGGCAAAGAACCGTTACGCAAACCGCTCAAAAAATCGCTCATCGAAAGGTGGGAACTACTTAAGGCGCAGATCAGCCACGAGATGGCCTTCATGCCGATGCGAGAACAAAATGAAGACGATCAAGGAGCGTCAGCTGGAGGTCAGGTTCCTGATGACGCTGATACAGCTCAAACTGCTGGCAGTCAAGAGGTAGATCAAAGCGCACAGCAACCCATAGAGGACCCAGATGCCGAGGACCAATCAGACGCAGTGGATATTTCATCTCTCCAGGGAGATCAGGGTCCTGATGCTGACGCTCAAGAGGCTGCGCCTGAGCAAGGCGCGCCCAGCCAAGATACAGACGAGTACGACGAGGAGAAGTTAATCGACCTTCTTCGTCAAGAGGGGTACTCTGACTCTGAAATAGCTTATATCGTTCACGGTCACACGCCTGGCGGTGGCGACCACGAAGCTCGAGCTATGGATCTCGAGCAACAGCGCCAACAGGAAAAGCACGACCATCACATGGATCGCATAAAAGATCAGACTGATATTCAAACCGATCACGCTAAGCGTATGGCCGATCTAGAATATGAGCACGCCAAGAAGGAGAAGGATCTCCGGATCAAGCATCTCGAGGAAGAGCTTAAGACCAAACTAGAACATCTAAAGAATAAGGGCAAAATCGATGGAAAAGCTAATTAAATCCCAAAATGGTCAATGGTCGCTAGTTAAAAACGAAATGTCTAAAGAAGATGTTTCCATCGTCCCATCGCCATCCAACCCAATTAAAGGTGGAGAAGGCGTTAACGAGATGGCCAAAGAAGAAGGGTCAGAAATGATGTTCTCTGATCTTGAACAGATTGTCCACCACGTCCAAGAAATCAGGGAGCATATGAAAGCCTCCGAAGACTCCCCTGACTGGCTAAAGGCGCAGGTCACCGAGGCGGCGCAGAATCTTTCCGGCGTTGCGCATTATATTCAGGGCAAAAAAGCGAAAGGTAAATAAGATGAATTCGTTGCGCAAAGGTGCAGTTAAATCTAGCGTGGTTGAATGCTCTGGGCCGGGCTGTAAGAAGAAAATATCTAAACTTACCGCTACACCTATTCGCAACGTTGTTTTTGACAGAAACACTAACAAACAAAAAGAATTAAGTCCAAGACAGTGGTTGTGCGATGATTGCTTAAAATCGCAGAGCCAAGAGTCTCTTAAAAAAGATGAGAACTCAAAGAAACGCCTTAATCCAGATACTACACCTACCGGTCCACGCCCTATGGCTGGATCTCTTAAAGATGTGGCAGCTGAGCTCAGTCGCTTTGCGGGGCCTAAGGTTAAAGTTAAACCTGAAAAATTAACCGAGTTAGAAAGATTAGCAATACAAGAAACTAAAAAACATTTTGGCAAGGAAGATCTTTCTGACCACCCGGATCATATTAAAAATATTATGGCTCGTCACAAGGCCGTCATCCCGGCTAATCACCAAGATCGCACAACTATGGCCGGATACATAAATCAGCTTCATTTTTCAAAAAACCCGTCGCAGCGCGCCGAGGCCAAAAGATTGTATGATGTCCACATATCAGGCGGTGGCGCGTATGTTAAAGAACCTGATTTAACAAAATCAAACGCAAACATCGACGCACAACTGTACTCTGACGGATCTATCGACGTTATCTTTGGTGAAGATGTTTCTGACATACTTGAAAAAACCGTTGTTGCTTATTTGCAGTCTCAAGGATATGACGAAGTTCTAGAAAAAGGTCTTAAGGCTAAGCATAAATCAAAAAAGGGCGGGATGACTGCTGCTGGTGTGAAGGCTTATCGTCGCAAAAATCCGGGCTCTAAGTTGCAAACAGCTGTAACTGAAGATAAGCCAACGGGCAAGCGGGCAAAGCGTCGCCGTTCGTTTTGTGCTAGGATGTCTGGTGTAAAAGGACCTATGAAAGATAAGAACGGAAAACCCACTAGAAAAGCGCTCGCGTTAAGGAGATGGAAATGCTGAAAGAAGAACTTAAAAATCTCTACAAGGCAAAACCAGAACTCATCGAAGAGCATAAGCGCTTAGTTGACGTTCTTAGAAGTGGTTCGAAGAAAGAGCAGATCAAAGAAGCTGAGCGCCAGCTAAAAGAACTTAAAGAGATGGTCGGCAAGGCCGATCGCTGTTGGGAAGGATACGAGCCGACGCCTGGAAAGAAACCTTATGAAAAGGGATCTTGTCAACCCGTTAAAAAAGAAGAATCATCGGGTAGAGGCTGGCAGATAAAGATTAAAAACAAACCGGGCTATCATGACGTAAAAGACGTAGTAGATATGGGGCCTCAGCAGCACAACTCGTATGTCTTGCATGACGGCACGCAAGTCCACCACGATCAGGTGGAAGATTTGACTATATCGCCAAAGCGCGGACCGGTGAATATTAGAAAAGAAGATATTGAGAAGTCTAATTATGGTCCAAAAGGCATGGATCTATACAATCCAACTGATAACATAAAGCGCAAAAGTACCCGTACCGGCGAGGTTCGAGAAGACGTCGGTCAAAATAAAGCCGTGCGCCAATACACGTCTTCAAAGTATGGCACGGCGGCACAACAAGCTACATCTCAGGCCAAAAGTGATAAAAAGAAATCTGCCAAAAATCCTGTAAGATCAATGGCTGAGATGTCAGAGGCCGAACTTAATGCCATAAAGGCCAGATATGCAGCAAAGACCGATCTTGACGATAAGATCGTAGCCATTAAAGCTAAGTATTCACAACCTAAGGAAAAATCGTTTGACCAGCAAGTTAAAGACATAAAGCAAAAGTACGCTCAAAAACCTGAACCGTCTGAAGATCAACGGATTGGCGCCATGAAGATGAAATACACTAGTATGTTTAAATCGGATGGCATTCAAAATCTTCTTAAAGAAGTATCAGTTAGGCAGCCTACTGACGCAGAGTTTGAGGTATTATTGGATTATAATAGTAAGATTCAGCAGAATCTTGCTGATAATTCTATGGTTAACGAAAAAGAACAAGATTTAGGGTATTGATAGGATGCTCGAGAAGTTTTACAAAGAAATCCCGTCGCAGCTGTTTACCGCAAATGGTACATCTAACGGCGTGGTTACTATTGCATCAACTGTCTCGTTTAAACTAGGTCAGCTCGTAGTTATCCTAAATCCCAGCCAGCCGTCGGTTGCCGGCGAGATTAAGGCTATATTTTCTGAGACTCAGATGGCGATAGGTCCGCAGGGGTCTAACCCAAATATGCGAATCGATTTATCTACTTATGACATTTCATCTACCATCAGTGCACCTGAGCAACAGCGCCCAACCATAGCCACTCAGGACATTGAGCGCTTCACCTACGAAGAAGCGCCAATCGTGGCGCGCAGAAGTATAGCTGTAGACGACACTGGCAATGTGTTGAAGTTTGTCAGAAATGCTCCAGGGGAGGCAAAAAGTTTAGCTGTTGCAGTCGATAAACTTTCGTTTACGTCGTTCAGTGAGGCTAGAGTATCTGATTCGCTTCAAGGTTCTGCGCAGGGTGCGGCTGTAATAGTTGGTCCGACGCCCGTAGAAGCTAAGGGTGGCACTACTACTCTGGCAAACCGCAAAGGCGTGTTTATTATGCCTATCGACAAAAATTTGTACATGGGGTTCGCTGACACCGTAAACGCGACCAATGGGATACCCATTTTTATCAACCAGATGGTGTACATCCCGGCCACTGCTTCAATGAAGATTTGGTTGATGCATAGTAACGCTGGAACCGCAGAAGCTAGAGTCTGGGAGGTTGGATAATGTTCAATACGTTCTTCACCCCGACAGCAGAATCAATACCATTTTCATCAATACTGAACGGTCTTGGCGCGACAAACCTGCAAGAAGCATTGAACAAATTAGCGTTTCTTACTCAAGCTTCAAATCTCCTCAACCAAGACGGCGATATTGTCTTGCGCATCGGTGCTTCGCCAACGTCTGTCGTCCTTCCAAGTCCAGTTGGACGCTGGAAAATCACGGCAACCGACGAGGGCGAGATCGTATCGGAGTTGCTTTCCGATGAAGAAGTCGGCGTAGTAACTTACTGGCGATTTAAAAGAAAAGATGGTTCTATAGCAGCTATTGAGATCGATGAAGATGGCGAAGTTATTATGGTGAATCCGCCAGATACCAACGGCGTTGACATCGCCACTATTTTTCTTCAAAGCCCTTCTGGCTACATATTTGCTTTAAGCGTCTCTGATGATGGCGAATTCATCACCGGCACCGCTTCCAATCCGTTCCCTTCGTTCAAGATTGTAAATCAAACTGATCAAGTGTTATTTAGCACTGTTCAGCAAAATGATCTTGCTTTAAATTATATGCCCGTGTACGATATAGCAAGTTTGCCCCTGTCCCCTGTTGGTATAAACAATACGACGCCGTGGATATTCGTTAAGGATGGCGAGGTTCAAAAGCCAGCCTATTTCGATGGTCAGGTGTGGCGCTACTTTAACACAGACGCGCCAGTTATAACGTCAGGTGACGGAAATGCCTAAAAAAGTTCACATCGCTAGACAAGAAGAAACAATTCAAGAAAAAGGCCTGCAGATCCGCACGGCGGATCCCGCTACGCCATCTGAGGGTCAACTTTGGCTAAATTTAGCCAATAATTCTATTAATGTTGCCAAGTCTGGCGGTATAGTAAAACTCAACGACGCCTCGTACACCGAGACGGTTGTCATAACCGGCGTTAATCTGCTTACTAAAACTTTGATACTTTCAAAAATAGTACAAAACCCTTCAAGGACTAAGATTTTTCCAGAAGGTGGCCCAGCGCAGATATATGCTACAGATTTTACGGTCGTGTCTCCTAACATAATTATGTGGGGAAACATGGGCTTAGACGGACTTCTAGAGATCGGAGACATTCTCGTGATAGAATATTCCTAGTGCACTAACAACTAGGAGAATCTAGCATGTCTCAGATTAAAAAGAAGTTTATTGAGAATAATGCAATCGACGGATCCAAACTGCAACTGCTTAATGGTCAAGCAGTTCGCGCCGTTGATACAACCGGTGCTGACCGTGATCTTTTCTACTTTAACAGCAGTAACGAGTGGCAATTTAGTATCACTCCAAAGCTGTCCGTCGACCCTCAAGGCGCTAACGACCTCGTTCGTAAAAACTACGTTGATGCTGAAATTTCTGCCGAAGCCTCAGCGCGCGCTTCTGCTATTTCTAGTCTTCAAAGCTCAATGGAGTCTGCTGACTCCGCCATGGACGCTCGTCTAGACGTCATCGAAGGCGGAAACACCGTCGTTGGCTCTATCGCTAAAGCTCAAAAAGACGCTCAAGACTACGCCGACCAAAAGATCGCCGACCTTATCAATGGCGCTCCTGGCGTACTTGATACCCTTAAGGAATTAAGCGACGCTCTTGGCGGTGATGAAAATTTCGCAACCACGATCGCTAACCAGCTTGCTAGCATCGAATCTAGCATCACCAATCTCGAGAACGCTAGCTCTGGCGATCTTGCCGCTGAAGAAGCTGCAAGAATGGCAGCCGATGAGGCCCTTGATGCCCGCCTCGATATTCTCGAAGGCGCTGATAGTGTTGAAGGTTCTGTTGCTAAAGCTTTGAAAGATGCTAAAGATTACACTGATGCCGAAGTTCTTGCTGAGCAAAACGCTCGCGAGACTGCAGTTTCTAACGAAGCTGCTGCCCGCCAATCTGCAGACGACGCAATGGATGCTCGTCTTGACATCATCGAAGGTGGCGTTGCGGTCGAAGGCTCAGTTGCTAAGGCTCTATTCGACGCCAAAGCCTACACTGACGCTGAAGTTGCTGACGAAGCTGCTGCCCGCCAATCTGCAGACGACGCAATGGATGCTCGTCTCGATGTCCTCGAGGGAGCTGACACCGTTGCTGGTTCCGTCGCTAAGGCTCTTAAGGACGCTAAAGACTATACTGATAGCGAGGTCTCTGCTGAAGAATCTGCTCGTATCGCCGCAGTCTCTGCTGAAGAATCTGCTCGTATCGCTGCTGATGATGCGATGGACGCTCGCCTCGACGTCCTTGAAGGTGCTGACACCGTAGAGGGTTCGGTTGCTAAAGCTGAAAAAGACGCCAAAGATTACACCGACGCCCGCGAAGCAGTCCTGCAAAGTCAAATTGACCAGCTTGACGGCTACACCCTTGACCTGCGTGGCGACCTCGATCAAGAGATCCTTGACCGCGCTGCCGCTGTTTCTGCTGAAGAATCTGCACGTCAAGCCGCTGTTTCTGCTGAGCAGTCTGCTCGTGAAGCTGCTGACTCTGCTCTTGACGCTCGTCTCGATATCCTTGAAGGCGCCGACAGTGTAGCCGGTTCGGTTGCTAAAGCTCTTAAGGATGCTAAAGATTACACCGATGCTGAAGTTTCTGCTGAAGAAGCTGCCCGCATCGCTGGCGATGACGCCCTTGACGCTCGCTTGGACGTGCTCGAAGGCGATCAAAACACCGCTGGCTCTGTCGCTAAGGCTTTGAAAGATGCTAAAGACTACACGGACACCCGCGTAGCTGAAATCATCGACATGGCTCCTGGCGCGCTAGACACCTTGAACGAACTCGCTGCCGCTCTTGGCGATGACGCCAACTATGCTGCTACGATTTCTGGAGAACTGGCTTCTATCAACGCTGCCATCGATGCCCTCGAATCCTCCAGTGGGGCCGATCTTTCTGCTGAAGAAGCTGCTCGTATTGCTGCAGATGATGCCCTTGATGCTCGCTTGGACATCATCGAAGGTGCAGATAGCGTTGTTGGTTCGGTTGCTAAAGCTCTTAAGGATGCTAAAGATTACACCGATGCTGAAGTTTCTGCCGAAGAATCTCGCGCTATGGCTGCCGAAGGTGTGCTCCAAGGTAACATTGACGCCGAAGAATCTCGCGCTATGGCTGCCGAAGGTGTGCTCCAAGGTAACATTGACGCCGAGCAGTCTGCTCGTGAATCCGCTGACTCCGCTCTTGATGCCCGTCTCGATGTCCTCGAAGGTGCAGATAGCGTTGTTGGTTCGGTTGCTAAAGCTCTTAAAGACGCTAAAGATTATACTGATTCCGAAGTTTCTGCTGAAGAAGCTGCCCGCATCGCCGGTGACACTGCGCTTCAAACCGATCTTAACACTGAAGCTGCTACTAGACTAGCTGCTGATAACGCCCTTGATGCCCGTCTCGACGTGCTTGAAGGTGCAGACAGCGTTGCTGGTTCTGTTGCTAAAGCTCTTAAAGACGCTAAAGATTATACTGATTCCGAAGTTTCTGCTGAAGAAACTCGTGCTCTTGCTGCCGAAGGTGTACTGCAAAGCAACATCGATGCCGAAGAGTCTGCTCGCATTGCCGCGATTAACTCTGAAGCATCTACGCGCGCCGCTGCCGACGATCTTCTCCAAGACAACTTGGATGCAGAAGTATCCGCTCGCGAATCTGCTGATAACGCCCTTGACGCTCGTTTGGATATCCTTGAGGGCGCAGACAGCGTTGCTGGTTCGGTTGCTAAAGCTCTCAAAGACGCCAAAGATTACACCGACAGCGAAGTTGCCAATGAAGCTTCCGAGCGCACAACCGCTGACAATGCTCTTCAAGATCAGATCGACACGATTAACGCCGTTGTCCATGAAAAAGAGAAGTTTGTGCTCGCAAGCGCTGACGTATCTAATGGCTACATTAATCTGGCCCACATGGCAATCGAAAAGTCTATCATGGTCACTGTTGATCGTCTAGTTGCTCATGCTGGCGACGATTACACCTTGTCCGTGGTTGGCGGTGTAACCAGAATCACCTTCGCTGGAAGTCTTGCTCAGAACGGCGACGAAGAGTTAATGATTGGTGACATTGTTCGCGTAATGTATCGTTACCAAGGCTAATTTAAAGTTATTTTAGCGGATGTGTGAGAGAGCATCCGCGCCAGTTTAAGCGATGGACCGGCCTTAATTGGCCGGTCCCCTTCCTAGGTTTGCATCTAAATTAAACTCTTACTTCCTGAAAAGGAATCTTTATATGCCCTCGTTTAATACTTTAACGTCATCTCTCGTTTTAAATGATTCTTTACTAACCAACGCTCAACCGACATCGATTTCTGTTTCGACAGACGGAAGACGTTTTGTGTTGGGATCTTTTAGCGGAATGCGCGTATACGTTAGAGAAAGCGATAGCGCTACGCAGAGTTCACTTGTGGCCACGGTTCTTGGCGATAACTCCGCAGCCGATGGTGATGTTTTGGTTGCCATGTCGCCAGACGGCTCAACAGTGGCTGCAAAATTTGAGGGCGCAACGCAAGATTCTATCAAAATTTACGCCCTCAACATGACGAGTGCCACAACCGGAAGCCTAACGCTTCAAGCCACGTTCACCAGTTCGATTCGCGGATTTGGCGAGTCCTTATCTTTTTCCGACAGCGGAAACGTGTTGGCTGTCGGTTTTCCTGGCGCAACTATCACAAACAATCAGTCGCAGAGCGTTGACAATTCTGGCTCTGTTCTTGTTTATTCTAGATCTGGCAGCACTTGGGCCCTCTCCAACACGATATCAAACCCAAACCAAGGTTTGGAAGATTATTTTGGATACGATGTTTCGCTTTCAAATGACGGTTCTACTTTGGCAATTGGTTCTGTTGGCGAAGACAACCCATCCGCCACAAGAACTGGTGCAGTTTATATATATAATTTAAGCACTAATTCGCTTGTTAAGAAAATCACAGCAGATGAGTGCGATGCAGGAACTTACTTTGGTAGTTCTGTATCTATGGCAGGAAACGGCCAGCGACTCGCAATCGGTGCAGCTGGAAAAGACGACACGGAATACTCTGTCGCGGCCAGCGTGGATTATGGTTCAAACTTAAACAAACCGCTCGTTGTTTATAAGTTATCAGCTGGCGTTTGGTCTCTTGATTCCAATTCCTTCATGACGTCGCTTTCTGTGTATTTTTATAACATAATCGACGTCAAGATGTCTGTAAATTCAAACTCTGTAGCAGTAATATATTCTGCTAGCTATACGTCTTACGGTCGAACAGCAAAAGATTACTTTTATTACAACGTTTTTGATTACGATGGCGCTCAGTGGACTGGAAGCGACACAGTATTAGATGGCGCTAACTATTCTTTAGGGTATTCTTCTAAACCAGCGCGCGTCTTTTTGCCTAATTTTACCGCAAGCTCTGCTGGCGCTGTTTCTTTAATCCAAGTTTCTGGACTGTCTGATCTTATTTCTCCAACGATTTCCGACTCCTCTATTGTCGCTAAAGATCAAACATACTCTTCTATCACCTTAAGATGGTCTGCTGCGGTAGACGACATCTCGTCTGCGTCAAGTATGCGCTACGATATCCGCTACTCTTCCTCTAACAATATGTCAACTCTGGCACTCGCTGAGGCAAATGGCACTCTTTCGCAAACTGTGACCGGTGTGAGCTCGTCTGTAATAGAAGCAACCGTATCCGATCTTGCTCTGAACTCCACATACTATTTCACAATTATCGGTCGCGATTTAGCTAACAACAAAGTTAAATACGACACTATATCAAGCGCCACCCTGGCCGACTTGACGCCGCCCATACCTGTTACCGACGGCGCCCCAATATCTTACACATCAACAAAAACTAGTGTAACTCTTACATGGCCGCTTGCAAGCGATAACGTCACCCAGCAGCCGCTAATTCAGTATGCAGTTTATAGTGTGCCAATTTTTACGGCAGGTTACACCGGTAGCGTTGCCACAACGGAATCAATGGGTACGCTATTGATGCCGTACACAGCAAATATAGCGACATACACAGATTCCTCTCTTCTCCCCGGTAGTTTGTATGGCTACAACGTTATAGCTAAGGATGCGTCCGGCAATAAGGTAGCTTATAATCCAGTTGGCGCAACCACGCAGGCTGATGATATCGCGCCAACCGTATCGAACGCGTCGCTGTCTTTCAGTGAGCACTCTTTCACTGGATACAAAATAACTTGGAACTCTGCTTCTGACGACTTTTCTTCTAGAACCAGCATCTATTATTTAGTTTATGAATCTAGTTCTAATAACATTAGCACTGTTGCAGCCGCAGAATCAAATGGCACAGCGATAGCTCAGTTCTTTGGTGCTGACACTGCTTCACAGTTTTTTAGCGTTACAGGTAAATCTGTAAACTCCACCAAATACTATAACGTAATCGCCAGGGACGCCGCAGGAAACAAGCTTGCATATACGTCTGCCTCTGTTAGTACGCTCGCAGATACAACTGGTCCAACTTACAGCTCTCAGCCAACCGCTACGGCAGACTACAATTCAATCACTGTTTCCTACTCGGCCGCCCAGGACGATCTCACTTCTTCTCAAAACATACAATATGCCTTATATAGAGTGCCCACCAGCTCAACTAGTATAGCTTACATTGAGCAGTACGGGATCTTAGCAAGAGATTATATAGCCAGCACTTCTGATATCGTCGTGCCGAATTTAAACTCCGGCACTACGTATCATTTTGCTCTTATTGGAAAAGATGAAGCCGGCAATAAAACACTATACTCGTCTTTCTCAAAGACAACTCAGCAAGACGCTGTGCCACCAGTGCCGGGTGCAAGTGGTTTTATTACAAAATCCAATGTAACATCTTTTGGTTTTACGATGTCGTGGTCTCGAGCCACAGACGACATAACCAACTCGCTTGATCTAGAGTATGCCTTATACTATAGTTCTGATGAATCTAATTTAGGTTCGTTAGATGCAATTTCTGCGCCTGGATCTAGCGCGGCATTTGAAATTCCTTTCACTAAAGATTTGGTGACCGCAAATATCAGCCTAGTCGCGTCATTAACGCGTTACTATACTGTTGTTGTGCGCGATTCCCGTGGGAATAAGGCAAAATATCAAACTGTCAGCAGCAGAAACTCGTCAGATATTTCGGCTCCAGTTCCAGGAAACTCAGGAATTTTGACGTTAACGCCTAATGGATATAGCGCTGTCACGATTCAGCATGGACTGGCTCTTGATAATTTTTCGCACTTTTCACAAAATCAATACAAGATCGTAATTTCTCCGCTAAACAACATATCTACGGTTGCGGATGCAGAAGCTAACGGTATTGTGGTACGCGATTGGGCTACATTTACCAACGGCGGTTTTTACGACGTAATCGTGCCTGTACCCGGTCAATTTTATTTCTTTAATGTTATCGTAAGAGACACCGAGGGTAATAAGGCCGCATACGTGTCGAAAGCAGGCAGATCGCAAGTTGATGTCACCGCTCCTTCGGTAAGCAATTCAAACATATCTTTAATAACAAATTCCATTTCTTCTCCACTTTCTATGTCGCCCACTGTAAAGATAAGTTGGAATGCCGCAACGGACAATCAGACATCGCAAGGCAATATCAAATATTCCGTATACATTGCGCCTGGCAGCCCTTCGATGTCGACCGTTCAAGAGATCGAAAGCATCACCAATGTAAGACGCTGGGTTGTGATGGGCACCGATGGAACTGAATTTCAATTTCCAGATGCGACCGCCGCAATGAGTACGCAGTATTCTGTAAACATTGTCGCAGAAGACTCTTTGGGCAATAAAACCGCGTATTCTAAAATTACATTTACTACGCCGGGTGATATTTACCCACCAATACTGAACAATTCCACGTTATTAACTCTTGTAAACAGAACGCCAAACAGTATCAAAGTTTCGTGGGGTCAAGCAACGGATATTCATTCCCCATCTACCGTACAGTATGATCTTTATTACTCCACTTCTAACAATATCGGCAGCGTGTCAAATATATTGGCAAACGGGATATTAGTTATATCTGGTACTTATAGTGGATTGGGTATAGCTGCGACAAATGGCTACACAATTACCGGTTTAACAGATGGAACTCCGTATTATATTAACGTAATCGCACGCGACGGGGCTGGAAACAGAACTGCGTATACAGGTTTGGCTACGTCCACGCTTAATGAAAACATTCCGCCGGTAATTGCGCCGCTCTCGCTGAGCACCGGTAGCGTAACCGATACCACAATATCGTTGACGTGGGGATTGGCAACAGACAACAAGACGGCTTCCAACCTGTTAGAGTATGCAGTGTATCGTTCAACCAGTCAAATGTCGCAAACAGTTGCGTCTGTCGAAGCTGGCACTAAGATTCTCGATTGGACTGTTAACACCGGCAGCTATACGGCAACCGAACTGAATAGAAACACTCGTTACTTCTTTGGCGTTGTTGTTCGAGATCAAGCTGGCAATAAATCAGTTTATGCACCAGTGAATGCGCTAACACTTAACGACACCTCCGCACCTGTTGTTCCTGGTGTCGGCAATATCGAGATTACTCACGTTGGCTATAATTACATCAACTTAAACGCAACTGTCGCTGTTGATAACGTTACGCCCATACAAAACGTAATTTATCGCGTATACCGCTCGTCTAGTAACAATATTTCAACTGTTGCTCAGATGATTTCAAACGGCACCTACGTCGGCAATGCTGTTGTAGTCCCGTGGATTAATCCGTATACGTATGAGTTAATTTACAATTCAACTCGCTATGTCCAGTTCCGTGATTCTAATCTGCCTGGCAATACTGGTTTTTACTACAACATCATGGCAGTCGACGCTGCTGGTAATAGATCCGGGTATGCGTCAGTGTTTGCAAAAACATCCTCTCAGTGGGTTGCACCTGTCGTCGGCAATAGCGGCAAGATTAACGTTGTCGTTGCCGGATCTGGCTCATTAAATCTATCTTGGTCTCCCGCATCTGATGAATCTCAAGCGGCCTCATCTCTTGAGTATGCTGTTTACTATGCGACTCGTAAAACTAATGCTTTTTTGAAAAATGAATTCCCTGCGATGAACAACGCTGATAACATTGAGGTACATGTTCAGCAGGGACTGGTTACACAAGCATCACCGTACACTCAGGGCATGACGTCGTTCACGATCACCAACCTTCTTCCCGCCACTGAATATATGGTGAACGTAGTTGTCAGAGATGCCACTGCGGCACATACCACATACAATGCGGCTAGGGTTTGGACATTTAATGACACTAGTGCGCCAACGCCAGGGGTAAGCGGAGCTCTTACAACTAGCTACGTTAATGAATCTAGTTTTGTTTTAGGGTGGAATAAGGCTTCTGACGATTATTCTGCTCAGAATCGTCTACGTTATGAAGTTCGCGTATCTACGCAAAATAACATAAACACGGTTGATACATTTAAAAATGGCATAATTGCTATGCCTTTCACGTCGGATGTGAATACAGCGACCGTTGCCGGGTTGATGCCTAATACTACTTACTATGCAAACGTTATGGTCATGGACGTCGCCGGTAACAAAGCGGTATACCAAACCACAACGGTGGCAACATCTGCAGACGTTTCTGGTCCGCTGCTGCCTTCAAACAGTTCGTTGACATTTAGTCAGATTGAAAAACAACAGCTTCGCGTGTCTTGGGTTAAGGCAACTGATAAGTCAACACCACAAGATGAGATACAATACGCGGTGTATATGTCTCAACTTCTTACGGCTGTTGCAAGCGTAAATCAAATGGAATCGGCTTCAGTTTTGGTGCAAGATTATTTAGCAGACGTGTCGTATGCTATAATAACCGATCTTGAACCTGGAACTCAGTACTTCTTTAATGTTGTTGCGAAGGATGAGTTTGGAAACAAAACAGCATACACAGCTGGAGCCGTATACACTGCAGCAGATGTCACCCCGCCTGTACCTGGCGCTAATGGTGCTATTTTGACTACTGGCATAACGCAAACGTCCGTTTCGTTGTCTTGGTCGCCTGCGTCTGATGACGTCGATGTTAATTCAGATTTTGAATACAGGCTCTATAGATCGCTAAGTAATAACATTACCACTGTCGCTCAGGCAAAAACAAACGGAACATTTTGTGCTTTATTTGTAAACGGTGAAACAAGTTATACAGTTACAGGTTTAAATCCATCATCTACGTATTACTTCAACCTAATAGTTGAAGATCGCTCAATGAATGAGGCTGCATACGCACCAACCTATGCGACAACAATCATAGACACAACAGTTCCGTCGCCAGGTAATTCGGGCATATTGAGTGCGTCAATGGTGACAGCCGATAGCTGCGTGTTAAATTGGACAAAAGGTAGCGATAACATCACCTCCGAAGGTTCGCTGCAATATGCGGTGTATATGTCGTATTCAAACGATATGGAGGATCTCCCTACCACGTTGAGTAATGGCACGCAAGTAAAGTCCTTTACTAAGGATATTTCGGTCGTTACGATTGCAAATCTTAGTCCTCTAACTACATACTATTTTAATGTTGTGTTAAGAGATTCTTTCGGTAACATGTCTGCATATAATGCCGTTTCTATGACAACATTAGCCGATACAACAGGCCCAACACCAGGCGGCGGTGGTGCTATTATTTTTAACTCTGTTGATAAAGATAGCATGATCGTGACTTGGAACCCTGCAGAAGACAATACGTCCACTGGTTCGCAGATTCAGTATCAATTAAGAATGGCTATGTCTAACTTAGGCGTCGCCCCTGACTTTTCAACAGTTGCAGACACTGAGGCAAATGGAACCATCGTTAAAGCGTATTCTAGCGCAACGCACGCATTGATTAGTAATCTCGTTTCTAATACGACCTACTACTTTAACGTGATCGCAAAGGACGCCGCTGGAAACAAGAGTGTGTATGTTGCCGCCGCTCAGAAAACGGCTAACAGTCTGGTCGAAATACCTACACAATCCGTAGAGATCAACCAACCTGTTGTCATCGCGTCCAACAAGGACGAGATCAAAACACTTCCAGCGGTTGCAAGCCACCCAACACTCTCTAAGCCATCAAACTGGAAAAAAGTGCACATGATCTATAAATCAATAACGTCGAGCAAGCGCGTTGTTGTTGTTATCACAGACTTTTCACAGATGTCTGGAGAGTTCATAACCCGCGACACAGAAGAGTTCGTCATACACAAGATCATCGTCGAGGACGAGAATAACAACTTCGTCGCAGTGCCCGCGTCTTCGATCCTGAACTCACAAAGCTGGAGCATTAGTGTGACATAATAGATATTATGCGCGCGTAGGAGATCTTTATGGAAAACGATAAAGTTGATTTGATTAGTAAGGACTTAGAGTTTGTGAAAGATACCGTCCAGGAAACTGGGCGGCGTATTTCGAGCCTAGAATCATCAATGTCGGATTTTCATAAAGATTTTAGCGAGCATATCGCCACAGACCGCCAGATGGGCCACGAGATCACCTATATCAGAAAAACGCTTGAAAAGAATACAGAATCTCTGATAGAGCACATGCGCAGAACTGAGCTAAATGAGGCAGCTCTAAGCGAACTTAAGGCTATGAACGACAAGATGGATTCGAGACTAGAACCGCTTGAGAAGTCGCACATAGAAAAGCAGACAATCATAAAAGTGGTAGCAAAAATAAGCGCTTTCATTGGCGGTTTGATTGGTTTTGCATCTTTGATGTATGAGATCTTAAGTAAATAACGTGATATATTGATACCATAGTGCCGCTGCATGTTGCAGCGCCTCAACTTTATCGGAGTCACTATGATCCTGTCTACCAAAACCAAAAGAGTCCTAGAAGTCGCCTTAGCAAACCGAGCGGCCAAGAATGAGCTTCTTGCCGCCCTGGGATCCCATGCTGTTGTTATGGCCAAAAAAGCCACCGGAACTTCTGCTAGCGGTGCTCAATGGGCCGAACTTGAAGTTGGCGATATCGTCGTCCGCGTAAAGCAAGGAACCACCGGCGGCGCAGTTTTTGACGTCGTTACTGCCGCGGATACCTTGCCTTCCAACGTTTTAACTGCTGGTCTCGCAGTTGTCGACGATCTCTACATCGCTCTTCGCGCTCAATAATTGATTTACGGTTTATAAACTGTAAAAGGCGGCTATAAGCCGCCTTTATTTTTACCTTATTAAGGTAGATCACCCTTTAATAAACAAGTGATCAATTACCACGCCGGCGGCAAAGCCCACCGCAGCGCCAAGCAGCAAAATATAGTATTTATTGCCGTAAATAGCTAGAAGCTCTGAGAAGAGCTCTTTTGCGCCTTGTGGCGCAGCTTTTACGCAATCGCTAACTGCGCAAGCCGCGGACGATTGTTCTGCTTTATTCGCTCGAACTTTAGGTTCGCGAACCTTTTTTGCGACTTTCTTAGGTTCAGACTTGCTTTTCTTCCGCGTTACCATCTTCTAAACTCCTTTTAAGTGAATCCAGTTCTTGCATGGCGCCCACTAAGTGGGCTAATCTAACATTTATTTTTTCGATCTCGTCGTGTAGCTCTGATCTTTTGTTGATCAGAACTTCTGCCTCTTCAGAGAGATCGATCATTCTCGCGTTTAATTTATCGATCATTACGCTGTCCCCTTATATTCTTGGGGGTTGTACCACGATGGTGGCGTGCGGTTAGTCCACCGCGGAGCGCGCTTATCGTTCTTCCATTTCTCGTGGAAACCTAATCGGTAAGCTTCGTGAACGTCGGATACAGTTTTGAACAGTGAGCAATTAGGAAACTGCGTAAGACCGATGCCGGGTATCCTCTGGATCTGAGCTTTAAGCGCAGCGTAACCCGCATTAAACGACCCGTGGTCTTTACCATACCTAATTCTAAATTCATCATTCATCGCTTTCAAATGCTCTAGATGCCATTCGAAGTTCTCGCGGGAGTCGCCGGACCAGATCGTACATGGATGCTTGGTCCAGGCGACGCGGTATACAGGGGTTCCGCCGTGTCGAGCCATAGCAGACGATAGCATCTGCACAGACTCGACTGGCATCTTAACTAGGCGCTTGTCATCTAATGCTATTGCGCATTCGATTGGATCAGCGGACGTAAAAAAGATGTTCACGGCGAAACCCCTATCTGAATTAGGCAGACTCGATCGAAAGAACTGCGAACTCGTAAGGTTGACCAACCTTAGGTTTGCGGAGACCTTTTGGCCAGTTGGTAGCGATGAAGGTAGCGTTGCTGCTAGTGACGAAGCGGTTTAGGCGAAATTCTACTTCGTATGTAGTGCCGGCGCCAGAGGCCAGGGTCTTCTTGGAAGCCAAGATGACTTTAATTTTGTTCAGATTTTTGCGAGCGGGGATGCCGAGACGGCCAGCTGTGACGGTTGGAAACCGGTCTTTTGAGGACGCGAGGGTGAACTTCACGCTGTCGCGGAGGCCGTCAAAAGCTGCGGTGTAGTTTTTGCTGTTGACTTTGGAAAGATTGCGGGGAGTAACCATGCGCTTTCTCCTTTTTGATTGCGCGTTGTGTCTATTAATTGATTCGGATGAATAATGAAAAGGATTAAAGAGATTAAAATCAGCGAAATCACTAGGAACATGGAAACCCATAAGTACTCCATTTGATAAAAGGGTCCTGACTTCCTCTCCACCCTTTTAATAGCAGGCTAAGATGCGCACAGGTTCTCTGCAAAGACGGAGCGGTCGCATCGTTCATGATCTACTTGCAGGCAGATCAAACACCCGTATTGATATTATACCCTTTTATAAATAAAATCAAAGCGTTTATCGTAGCGGCTTTAAAAGCCTTGTCGTTGTATTGCCGAGTGCGACCCGACGGGTGCGGTATGGCAAGAAAATCTGCGCCAATAAGTTTCAGCGCCTTTGCGGCTGCTGAACCTACGGCTACGATCTTGCAATCTTTATGTGAAGAAATTTTTGCCTCTAAAGACGGCAGAAGCGATCTGATCTCTTTAGATGTCAGCGCTCGGTTGTTAGGGGTTTTATAGTCTGCTACGTTGACGTAGTGACGTTCGCAATCTATGCCCCTGAGCCATGAGTCTAATGTTAGACGGGTTTTAGAACTTGGATGAAATGCAGAGTTGTCTGGGCTTGCGAATCCAGGATTTGAACCAACAAAAAGTACCTTCATCTCTTGCCTCCGTACTCTAGATCTATAAGACCTTCAACTTCTTTTATTGAGACCGATAGGTCGCCCATCGTCAGTATAGAATCAAAGTCGCGATACTTATTCTTAGCCACCACTCGGCTTATCCCACATTGCCACAGCATCCTCATGCAGACTTTGCACGGCGTCATCGTGCACACCACGAAGCAGTTTTCTGTAGAAACCCCATGCCGCGCGCAGTTGGCGATCAGATTCATCTCGCTGTGCACTATGTAGTCGTACTTCTTAGGTCTCGTTCCCGGAAGCTTCTCATCGTCTGCGCCGCGAACGAAGCCGTTGCAGCCTGTGGCTATGATAGCCCCAGTGTCAGCCTTAACCAACACCGAGCCAACCTTAGTTTCTAAGTCATGCGACCTAGATGCGGCTGTTTCGGCCATGGCCATGTAGAACGACAGTTTTGATGGTCTCATTTTGAGATTATCTTGGATAATGGGTACGGTTGCTGCGTCGTTACAAAACATTTCAATATCGATCGAGGCCTTATAGATATCTCTGTCGATGATTTGAGACGAACTATTATGAAGTCTACGCACTTCATGGTGCGTATAATCTTTACCACGGTAAAAGACCGCGGATGCGTGGTGAGACCTATCAAAGAAGACGATGAGTATATGACATCGCCTTCGGAAAGTGATTCAAAATAATCTTCTGCCTCGTTGTGAGCAGTGATCTTTTTGGATATAGATTTATTATACTTTGAGGCCTGTTTTCTAAGTTTTAGACTTTTATTCAGTCTAGAGTTTGGATCGAATGATTCTTCGCCGAGCAAGAAGCTGTCGATAAGGTCAGGGTCTGGCTCTACCGTCACCTGATGCTGCGAGCGCGCTATATCGTTTATGACTTCTATCCGGCCCAATCGCTTAGGAAGTATTCTTCGACCAATAATTAGTCCATACGCGCATGCTACAACTTTCCATTTCTTAGTCACACCATACGCGTCTGTTTCTGGCGATTTATTTATATTTCTAATAACTACGTCGTTCGTCCCAAATGAGCTCTTAGGATTTGGGATACCAAATTTGGCGCAGTTGGACAAATAGGTCCTAAAATAGGCGCTGAGATTTATGTACGTTTTGTAGTCAATCTGACTAGCTTCTAGCGTCTTTTTTAAGATGTTATTCGTCATCTTCCGCCGCTTCTTTAAGAATTTCTAGCTCGTATTTCTGACCCACATCGGGTACGGGCTGCGGTTTAAGTTTCTTCACTTGAACTTTTTCAGTCACTTTGCCGCGAGTTGGACAGATATACGTTATCTCGGTCCAGTATGTTAGCTCTGGCTCGCTGGCATCGACTTTTTTGGGCTTTTTAGTCTTCTTCATTTTGGTATTATACGCATGATATCGTTAATGTTTTTGTATTCTACAGAAAGTGCATCCACAACTGATTTCTGGTACTCTTTTACCAGAGGGTGCAGCCCAGGTGCGGCAGCGAAGCGCACCCAGTCTCTCATCAGGCCAAACATCACTCCTTCCCAGTATGCGGCGACTGGCGTGGTCACCGACGCAACGAACGGGTTGCAGCCATCTTTAGCATAAGCTTTCTGGTTGAGCATTAACGAATCTATGGTCAGATTCATAGAGTATTGGATCTCTAGATCCGATTCATGGTTTCCGGACTTTATGTCGTCTACCCTAGGCACATACGCGTCGCTGGGCGCTCCAGGGCGAGATATCGCCTTTATTCCGGACGACAGCAAAGGTATCAGAAGAAAGTATGGACACTTAACATTTAAGTAGACGTGGACAGTTTCTATCAGCTGTGGTGTCAGGTTTCCGCGGAACAGTTCAGACTTCATTACTTCTAAATCGTGAAAGTTTGGCGCGCAGCATCTAAGCTGCACAAAACCCTTGTCGAGAGCGGGTATTTTGCCAACTTCACTCATCCAGTACGCCCTCATCCTTCAGGATTCTCAAAACGGCAAGAAAGCTCGCGTAGAAATTTCTGCTCGATACTCCAAACCTGGGACCATCGTACTCTGACATTATTGTGCAAATATCTGTGCTGCCGGTTTCTTTTACTGCCTTTGACACGCCGTTGACGCCGTGATTGTACGCTGTTATCGCGAGCGGCCATGATCCGAGCTTAGAAAAGGCGTCCATCAAGACGGCTAGACCTACTTTAGTGTTATAGCTGGGCGAGAACAAATTTTTAGGATTGAATCCCAGCATCCTGGCTGTCGCGGGCATGACTTGCCACATGCCGACTGCGCCCACCTTAGATCTTGCCCTCGGGTTATAGCTAGACTCAACATGCGGAAGCGCCGAAAGTTCGATTGGCAGATTTAGTTTTTTAATCTGGTGTTCCACGTCTTTGCGGTATTTGGCGTCCCTCTTGAGACCCTCTACAAACTTAGACCGTATACCGGTCACGATCCTAACCTTCTTAGAATCTTTCTCGTATGACTTTTTTAGGTTTTTGAGAAACCGTTTTCTTTGTTTTTCGTCCAGCGGCAGTTTTGCCTTGTTTATTACGGTAAGATCAGGAGACTCGGCGTCCAGTATCAGCGCGTCACCTTCATCAAATTTCGTGTACACGTCGTACCAGAAATCAACGTTCTTCGACAAGCATTTTGGCTCTTCAAAAGAGAAGGCGCTTGTCGAAAAGGTGAGCAATGCAACTGCGATCGCTGAGCGTACCATACGTTTACTCTATGTTATATAGACAGTTTTAGTAAATTATCAATAAACTCTACATCCCACCCGCAAGAATCGCGCCAAGCTTCTTCGGCGTCGTCGCGCTCCCAGCACCACTGGTGCCTTCTGTCGCCCTGGCCGTTGACCGCTAGGTGTGCTTTGATAGCGTCATTAATTTTTTTAGCATGCTCGTTGTCACCAGCTAGCCATGCGAAGAAAGCGTTTTTTGGTTGGCGTCGTTTAAGCATCGCGCAGGCCAATCTCAGCGAGATAGGGAGCTTTTTTCGCGAACCATAATGGAAAACCATGGCGAATATGCTTACGCCAACTAGATGAAGTTGGAACCCTTTGGGGTTAAAAGTAGACGCCACAAGCAAATAGGGTTTATTTAACCATCTTGTAAGCTCATACCCAACTGGGATGTTGTCTGCTCCGGCGTACGAAGCCATCCAGAAGTTAGCTGGCGTCATTATGCATCTGCCATCGGTGTCTTTGCATGCCCTGCATCCATTTTTACGGATATAATCAATCCACGCCTCGTACGCATCAATAACTTTAAATGGCGCAGAGTCCGCAGCGGCGGCCAAATTAAGTCCAGTTGACATATCTCGACTGAATGAATTCAGTTCAACTAAACCGTGGCGAGCGTTCTCTGCACGCAGAGGGGATCTAAAAAATTGCCCATCATCTGTTTGGGATGCGACAATAGATTCATCCAACCTCATCCCAGATGCATGAAGGAGACCGGCCCATAGCAAAGAATCGCCGTCTTCTGCGTGACCTTTGCATGGCATACCGCCAGCGTATTCTTTAATTAAATCAGACATCAGTATTCTCCTGCTGTTTTGTTTCTTCTGTTTCGCGATCTTCTACCACGCCAGCTACAACCGTATATGGCTTGTCATCTGATCCAATCATGCGCTCCATGATTATATCCACGTATTTTGCCTGAATATAGTCAATAGTTTTGGCGTCTAGCCATTTAGGCTTCTTTTTATAATCTTTTTCTAGGATGTACACTTTCGCGTTATCTTGCGATTCGTTCCACATTCTTCCAACTTCACCCAGCATCTCGTCGAATGAGTACGGGCCATGGATAGTCTTCGCCAAAAGACGTCCATCATCTCTGGCGCCAGTTGAGACTGCTACGATAAAAAGTTGATCATATAGCGATCTAAGGTCCATAGACTCGATCTGAGGCACAAACCCATCGGAAGAGCTCATAGAAATCTCCATCAATTACGAATCAAACCAGACGATTATTCTGTACTCGGTTTTGTTCTTTGCGCCTAATAATTTATTCTCTACCTTTTCCCAATCAAGATGGGATCGGATATATTTTATGATTGACGAGTTAATCCTGATGAAATCATCACTTAGTCGCGTGTTGTATCTAAAAGCGTCTTCTGCAGGGGCGTCAATTAGCGAGGATAGATAGAGCTCATCAGTTTCAGGATGCGCTTTTCTTATATATTTATAGTATTTATTTAAAGCTTTTTCGAGCTCTTTAGGCGTTAAGTACGTCGGCGTGTGAAAGTCTGGCTTGTAATCTGTAAAATAAGATAAGATTTCTTTGCTAACGTCATTGGGCAAGCCACGAGGTTGTGCGATAGGAGTTACGTCGTAGGACCTGACTCCTGCAATCAAGCCAAACAAATAATAACTTCTCCCAGAGAGAGAGGGTATCTCCAAAGGATGGACTCCTCCATCCCTAGGATCTTCAAGAAACTTATGCCCTGGGTCTAAGTGCCATGGGCCGTTATTTACTCTTCTTTCTAGAAAGAAGTGAGAATCGCACCCCATGCTATTTCCTTGACCGAGTTTCGAGTTCTACACCCTCTTCATTGGGAAGAGCGTGCATGTTAAGCAGGAAGAATTCGTCGCGCATCTGAGATATGTGTTTTATCAAAGTTTGATGCAACTCTGCATGAGATGAGTAATCGCAGTGTAGTTTCATCAGACTTTGACAATAATCTTTATTGAATCTAAGCGTTACTAAAAAGTTGGTACCGACGACGTCATTAGACTTTCGCGTCACATTAAGCCAATCGGCACCAACGTGATCTGCTAACCATTGAGCTGCAGACGTTTCTGAAACCATATCAGTCGTTCACTATGATCCACGGTAGATTTCTAAGTTCTTGAGATTTTTCATTTAGATTAGAGCTAGAACCAGTTCTAGTTTCAAGATTAAAAATGCCATCTGGCGTTTCAATTTCATCTACGATCTTGAGCCATTTTTTAGGCGTCTCTTCCACGAGATCCTCTGCGACCCAAAGGGTTTCGTTGCGATTGTGCAGCTCAAGCCATTTTGGATCTTTTACGCCCATCATCTCGGTGTTTTCTTTGTCGGCTCGCTTGTCTACTTTTCGTAGTTCGTGGCCAACCATGAGTGCTTGGTCGGCAGTCATCGGATCTCTAACAATCACTCGAGCTGGATGAAATAACAAAAGGGTTTTCTTTAGTGCGTACCGCTCGTCGCAGTGTGACAGGATCTGAAAAGCCATGCTTGCCGCCATAACGCCAACAGTACACACAATTTTAACTCCACGGCTGCGTGCGATATCCATCGCCTGCTCTACCTGAAAACCCACAAGCACCATGCCACCGGGAGAGTTAATAACTAAATGAATTGGATCTGAACTTGCAGCAGACACCCTTTCGATGCCATTTGCTACAGGTAGAGCAGATGGGTCGATTTGCCCTGTGATATAAAAAGTTCTTTCACCTTTAGGAACCACGTGGCGAGTAGTCGCCGCGGCAGCGTTTGCCCCCAAGAACAGCGGAATGCACATTAGAAATGACGCGATCTTTTTCATGATTTCTCCGAAACGTTGATTAACCTTTGATTTTTTATACCCAAGTTAATCAGCTCAACTGCGTCCCAGCATCTTCTTCATCTGCGGAATATCGCGTTCATAGATATGCATTGAGTGCGCAGTGTGCGTGTAAGTTCCCTTGTGGAGGTTTGGGTAAGTAGGTTTTAGCTCTTGAACCATCTTATCCATTAGGCTCACGAACCACGACAGATCGTACACTAGCCCCTTCGACAAATCGTTACTCCTCATAACGATTGACAAATTTAGCAAATCATCGCGGATCAGCCAGTTCCCGTGCAGGGTGCAAACCTGATCTTTGTTGCCTGCCCAGCGATGCTCGGGTAGTGCGAATGCCATTACAGCCTGGCGTGTGTCTTTGTCGGCAATGAGAGTCTGCTTTGCCCACTCCCAGGGAGTGCGATCTGTAAGTTTTGGATGTATGTACGGGTTTATCCATCTTTCCATCTCAGGGTTGCCTTGAGATCTCTTACTCCAAATCAGATACCCGTAAGCCGAGTTGATCGTCCCGTCTGGGTTGGCGATCTTCTCCCAAAACTTAGAAGCTTTAGCGAAGTCCTCAACTGAATTTGAGCAGGAATCGTATAGGGCCATCTCTTTTGCCGTATACTCTGCTATGATACGGTTTCTTTCTGGATCGGCTGTGACGACCGGCTCAGAAGACGGCACTCGCACTCGAAATGAATAGTCTGTCTTCTCTAGTATCCTCTGGCTACGAGGAGCACAGATAAAATCTGGATTGTCTAGGACATCTTGGATCGTGCCTAAATACGCTTGATGTATGTTATTGTAAGTTCTCATGCTTCTTCCTTGGTCTCGCCTAAGGCCTTCTCAATCTGAACGGTCCAGAACCCGTAGCCAGAGCGTCGCTTGGTGACGCGTTTCATCATCTGGCCGCCGCGATTCTGAAGGTGCCGGAATATGAAGGTTGACTCTTTGACAGGCAAGCCTTCTGCCGTCCTGTACTCAGGGTTATACTTCTGCAGGCCGACGACCACCTCCATCAGGAGATACTGGCGGATATCTGCCACGGTCAGACCGGAATTGCCTAGTGCAACATTTTGTTTGGATTTAACCATTGATGCTTCGTTCCAGTTTTTAACCACCGACTTGCGAATGTAATGGTCAACCATGCCGTAATATTTTTTAATGTCTTCGTTGGTCACTTTTCTCATTTTTGTTCCTCGGTAAAAAGATTTGATACGTGCTGGGATGCCCGAACCTTGAGCAGTTTAACTACGTTAAGCATGTCTTTGACAGTGAATTTAGGATCTTTTTCGATCACGTCGCATGTGCGCAATATAATTTCGGATATCACGTCGTCTGCTGCTAGTTTCCACATTATTCGGTATATGGCGCGCAGATCTTCTGCACCTTTTTGGGCGACTTTGCTTTTTTTAGGTGTATGTTTTAGAAAATCTACGCATCGCTGAGTCGCATTCTCTACTACGCGGATGTAGGTGTCTTCAAGACTGACGCCGCCGTCGATGGTACCCCTTATAAAGAGGGAGTCAATGAATTTGTTTGGCGTATCTATTTCTATGCACGTCTCGAAGCGAATTGACTTATTCCTACCTGTCCAGGTGTGGCGATGGTCTGCTTTCATAAGCACCTTGACAGAGAGATTTGCTATATCTGCCTTAAGGCTTTGAACGTAGTTCATTCTTTTACCTTTGTGAAAGTATAAATCGGACTGTTGCTATGGGTCATTATTTTAAGATGCACAAGATTTGCAAGATCTTCTCCCCAGCCCTGCTTAGCTTCTAAAACCCTAACAATAGCATCTGCGGTATCCACCATCACAGATGTAGATCTAATCCGCCACTTATCTGCATCGATAAGTTCGCTAAGCTCGCACGCGATACGGTAAACGGCGTTGTGAGTTTTGCCTTTAACCAGGCTGGGACTTAAGGATAGGCTATCGACGAGTAGCTTTACTTGCTCTTTGCTAGCGTACGCCTTGTTGATTTTTTCTCGAAAAATAAGTAAAAATCTATTTTTTAGTATTTCTGGCTTTAGACCGCTATCGTCGAAATGCAGGATGACTTCTCCGAAGTCTGCAGAATCAGCTTGCGTCAACTCAAACGATATATTATCCATGGGCATGGTGACGTCCCAGAGATCTTTGTAGTACCCGCGGTGCGCATTATCCAGTTTCAGTAGATGTTTCTCTGCGTCGGTGTGCTCGATTAGCAGCTCGGCCGCTGAGAAATATGCACTGTTATATACGTTTTGCAGTGAAATAGATGAATCTTTATGATTGAGAAGATTAAACGACTCAAGAACACGATCTCTTATTTGAGAAAATGGTATAGCATATTTATGCGGTATGATCTCTGCCACATCTAGCAGAGGCGAAATGAGCGGTTCAACCATCTGCGATATCGGGTCCATGGATTCATAGTAAGAATCTTTAAGAATAACCATCTTTTCCTCTTATTCTTTTACGTTGAAGCCGAGTTCTTTGGCCTTCTTGACGGAGAGGGATCCTCTCGCCTCACCGGGGCGCTTAGTCCGCTCGACGCCAAACTTTTCAAAGTTTACCCATTTGCCGTCTAATTCGACCAATTGATAAACGATGCCCTGGTCATCTTGAAAAGCGTGATTGATGCCGTGCTGTGAGACCAGTGCATCTACGGCAGATTTGTATTCTTCGAAGAACTTCTTTACTTCTTCTTTCCGGCGGTCGAGCTCGATCAGCTTTAAGTGAATCTGAGTGAGCATGATTTATACCTCGCAGGTTTACGGATATAGATCATTTGATTCGGAAATTAACGCTGGATCATCTTGTTTATGCTGCGGACCTTAAGCTTGTGCAGCGACATAAAAAGTTTATATTTGACTATAAACTCATTGTTCGATACAGTTATAGGTTCTTCGTCCAGTCTCGAAACGCGGTAACCCAGCAATAAGATAAATGCCAAAGGCGCCACGAAGAATAGCCATATAAGGCTACTATCGCGGCCGCGCTCTTTGGGAAAGAGGAGGATCGCAAAGATAAACGATGCGATCCATGCGGCGAACACTTTAAACTCAAAATTCATTTAGACGGTCTATCCTCAGATTTTTTACCGCCGTTAAAAACGTACAAATTAGGTTTTGACGGTCTTGATACTTGATTTGAGACCCTCTCAATCATCAAGTATTTTTCCAAATACCTTTTAATCTGATTCATGGCTACTGTTCTACCTACCCAGTAGGAGATCATGGATACGCCGATGGTTAGGGCAGTAAGTGCGATTACTTGAAAAATCATTACTCTTTTTCCTCAAGCTTTGCTTTTAGCAGTACTTTAAGTTCTTGTTCAGTTATGCCAGTTTTTGCTAGACGCTTCTTCCACTCGCGGAGCTTTTTGCCGTCTACTTTATGGCGTCCGCGGTTAAGCTTTTCTGGCACGGCCCTGGTATTCTTAGAATTGTAACCTTCGCCATTGTTCTTGCGATCAGGGGAGAGTTTCTGACCTGTCTTCTTCTCGGCACGCTGGATCTTAGCCGCAAGTTCTTTATTGGATTTTGCCTTACCTTTAGACTTCGGGGTCGCAGTTCCATTGCCGTGCTTTTCGCGGCGGATCGCCTGCTGAGCCTTGTTTTGCGCACGCTCTGGGTGGCCAGGCGTTTGGCGCGCCCGGTTCAACTTAGCGCGGCACTCAGAGCACCTAGATCCTTTAGATCCACCAGAGACAGAATTTCCGCATCGGACGCACTTAGATTTTATCAATTCTTCTACAAAATCCCAGATCTTATCTACTAAACTCATGTTTTCCTCACAAATTCCCTGTTTTCTTAAGGCGCCGAATCATCATGTCTTTTCTAATCCGCGATGCCTTCTCTATCAATGTTTTACCATTCAGGTGGTCAATTTCGTGCTGCAGACAGAGCGCCATGAGTCCTTCAGCATCCATCTCTAAGTGTTCTCCAGAAAGATTCTGGTACCGCACCTTAACCGTCTTAGACCTGCGGATCGTATCCTGCGTATCCGGCAGCGATAGGCATCCCTCAACGCTGAGCACCGAGCCATCGGTCTCAACAACGGCGGGATTGACGAGCACGATAGGTTTGCCCAAATATTCTGCGACTTTATCGCCAGGTAGATATGGGACTTCCACGACCGCCATGCAGCGCGAGTCGCCGACCTGGTTAGCTGCTAACCCAATGCCGGACGCGGAGCGCATAGTCTCGATCATGTCGCGCGCCAACTTTTCCAAGTCCTCGTCAAACACTGACACTGCTACGGTTTTTTGGCGTAAAATTGGGTCCGGCCATTTTCGAATTTCTAGTATCATTTTATCCCTGTTCTTCAACGAGTTTAAAGAATTTTAACGCGAGCATCGTCGTATTCAACTTTAGGTACGTTATCCATAATAATAAGAGATATATACCTTGCAAACATTATCTCTTCATCTGTTCGAGTAAATCTAAGGTTTCTATCAATCCAGAACGAATCGCATCCAAGTGGATTTTTAGAGGAATACGGGCCGTACATCATATACGACTGCATCATGGATGGTTTTACGGTGTAACGGTAGCACCCCTTAGCGTAGGGGCAAGACTTTGCCCCAGACGCTGTTAAGTATACACCGGGACATTTGGTAATGTCGGCCATCGCCTGTCCTCACTTAGGTATCTTTACCGTGTTGCCCAATCTTTTCAATGGATGATCTTCAACGCCGTCCTTGGAGATGATCCATAGAACCTGAGGCATGTGCTGACCGGGTTTCATCCACTCTTCGTACTTGACGTCAGAGTAGCAGCCGTCGGTGATGATGATCGAAAGGTTAGGTTTGGTTTCGTATATGCGCTTGAGCGTTGATTCTAGGCACGTGCCGCCCATGCTGACAGATTTGCGGATCTTCTCTTGCATCGACCGGTCGGCGAGCTTGTACTTATCGGTGTAGTAGTTGGTATCGCTGAACAAATTAAGCTCGCATTTCCTAGAGCCAACCTTGAGAAACTCATCGACGATATCGAGGAACGAGGTGAGCTCTTCGATTGAGATCGAACCAGACGTGTCGAGGAACAGGGAAAGCTTCGGCAGTGCGCCTTCCTTCGTGCCTGGGGCTTTGTTGCCGAACCTGCGGCTTCGGCGTGTCCAGGAGTAGTCGCGGTCGTGACCAGACGCGGAGCGCTTGATCGCAGACAGGATCAGGCCTTTATAGTTGAGCTCGGACTTGCGAGACTTGATGTCGTCCAGGAGTTCTTTGATGGACGAGGGGAGGTCGTCATAGCCGAGACCCTGCTTGACCATGGCGCGCTTGACGAGGTCTTCGGTCGCGTCTAGCACCTCAGACTCCTCGGCGTTCGCGTGCCAGTCATGGACGTCGAACTGGCGGGGTTTGCCGTTGCCTTTGCCCTTACCGGCCTTAGCCTTCGTCTCTTCCCAGATCATGTCTTGAGTGTCGACGTCGAATATCTCACCGGCTTCGCCTTCAATTTTGAAGAGTTTACCGACGTTACTCGTGCCGTATCTGGGTGCCGCGACGTCGCCGCGCTTCACGACGCCGGTCTGGTCGAAGCCGTCATGAGCCTCGAGGCGGGTAAGAATCGCAGGAGAAGAATCGTCGCCCTCGGCCGTCACGACGTAGATGCCGTTATCCCTGGCATCAGTTTGATCCTTGACGAGGACGTTCTGGCCAATCTTGAGGTCACGGCCATCAACGACTTGCGCGCCGTTGCCGTTGAACGTGAGGGTTTTGCCGCGCTTGGATCCGGAAGGAGAGACGTCTAGGTTGTCAGTGGTAGCAGACGAGACGAGGATGCTCTTGGTGTCGGGATCTTCTGGGTTTTCCTCGTACATCTCCATGAGCTTCTCGAAGTAGATCTCCATCGGCTTATTTTTGGGCCACGGTGTTTTCTTGCCGGTGGCTTCGTCTTCATCGTAGTAGTCGGCCACGTCGAGGCACATGCCGGGGCACAACTCATTCTCGCAGGTAGCGCCTTGCTTCTGGTCTTCGAGGGGAGGGCATTGTTTGCAGCCGCGCGGAAGATGCTGGATTGTCTGGTTTATCGCGAGATCGCCTGCCACGTTGAGCAACATCCGCTTGTGATCAGACACTTTCATGAAAGGCACGCGGATAAGATGACGATTGAGGATGTGGGCCATCTCATGGATGAGCACGGCGACGCGCTGTTTATCATTCAAAGAACGGCAGAAAAAATAGGGATTTATGTACATTTCATAGCGTTTCATGTCCGCGTTAAATGTCACGCCGGCAGTTGGCAGCATATACGAGTACATAATGTTCATGACCTGCAGGGTCGATCCGACAAACGGATGCATGCGGGTCAACTCGTACAACGACGTGTTGAGACATTGTTGCATGAGTTCCGCCGAAACGTCGTCCTTTACGACGGACTTCAATGCAGCTTTCTTCGTATTCGTACTCGGATTGGCCTGGCTCATGCATCTCCTCCTCGGGTTTGAGGATCATTTGATTCGGAAATATATTTAAAAATGTAACCGCGCGTGTGTTTCAATCGGCAATTAAGTATTTACTTTTTCTTGTATTCCATATTTTTATGAGATGATTTTGAATCGATTTGTCTTTTATGTCATCTGATTCGTCTATTTCTGATGTTGAGACATAGCAACTTTCGCAGTGTATTGAGTAAGCCTTAATATGACCGAGTATGCTCATAAGTGAGCGCTCAACCATCTGAGCAGAGCCTCCACAAAACGGGCAAGGTTTTAAATTATATTTCATGTAGCCTACTTTGTTAAGTGATCACTCTTTAAGTCGCAAATGCCATAGTGCTCTAGCGAACAGCAGCATTGGCATAACACTGCTGTCTCCGTGCGAAGAAACTCTAGCAAGCACCATCAGCGCTCTCATCCAATCATCTGTATTTGGGGAGGTTATTCTTACCATATAGATCTCATATAACTTTCATCCTCCACATGGAGCGCATGAGCTTGTATCCTACATGGTGCAAGAAGTTCCTCTTCTTAAGAAGAGGAGATGACGCTAAAGCTATGCTCCACGGCCATGAGTCAAAATCTGGCCAATCACAACGTTTCAACCTTGATTCCTTTAAGCTTTAATTTCCACAGACAGTACGCGAAGGGTATGATCGTGTAAGCCCGAGTTATATCCTCTTCGATCACCGGTTTCGCCAGAGCCACCGCCCACCCGATAATACTGTGAGGTGGTATTTTCGTGATCATGGTCTGACTAGCCAGCAAAGAAAACAGAAAGCGCCAGCAACACGCCGATAATAACCAAAACCGAGAGCACGCCAGACACGAGCTGCGCCGCAGCTAAACCCAGTCCAGCTTTAAACCCATCTTTAAACGACAGTTTCATAGTTAGACCTCAGTGAGATTTTAATCTTCGTCGTGCTTCCGCGCGGCTTCTTGAGCCACGATATCAAGATACACATCTATGGGATCTGATATACCCGCAGCCTCCATCGCTGCTAGCAAGGTTCCAAGTCTGTTAGACACGACCGCTGCGACTAGATCGGGAGGGGTGCCAGCTGCGATATATCGGTTCAGCACATCATCGATATCGTCGGACAGAAGAAGTACGGCTTCGACTTCGGGATCGTTTTCTTCGGGCTTTGTGCGCCTAGACGATAAATCGACTACGTTTGATTTCTCTTTATCGTCTGACATCGTGTCCTCTAGAATATGCTTGGGAAGTGTTCTCTTAGAGCCTCTCGGCATGCAATCGCTATATCTCGGTGCTCCTTCTGCGTGGACTCGTGGGTTCGAGTCTCGAGAAAGTGCATCCAAGATCTAATAGTACCAGACATATAAAGACGAGTTTTAGACCCCAATGGCAAAACAAAGCGAGCGCACTCCTTGGCAATACCGTTGTTCAGGGCCCAGGTATAGTGCTCAAAAGTAGTTTTCCAGTTCTGGAGCTGGCGATCTTGCCATTCCAGCTTTATTTCATCCGGAAGATCGTCTATGGAGTTTTGCTTGTTCTTTTTGTCTTGCCGTCGAGCCGCGTATATCACCACGCCAGAATCATCAACCGATTGATATCGTTGAGAGAACTCTTGAAAGGAGAAGCTCCGGTGGCGAAGGATCTGGGGCGATATGCCCCTGGAAGTCTCAATCTCGAGTACCGCGTGGGCCATCTCAAACGGAGACCAATGCTTGTGATCCTGAAGATATTTCAGGAGTTTAGGCATTGTCTCTGTGTTGTTCTGGTTGTTTGGGTTAGAAACCCGAGCGCAGTAAGCTATAATTTGCTCATGATCTAAGGACTGGTCGACTGGCTGCGTAACCGATATCACTTTGACCGAAAATTCATTCGTCGAATCTAGATTGGTCATCCGCTAGTTCCTTCAGCTGATCGATTATGGCTTGTATTCTAGCTACCTTTTTCTTTATATTTTCGAGATAGTTAGAATACGAAGTATACGTCTCGCACTTATTTTTAAGTCCCAGATTCTTCCTGTTTTTTATTACCTTCTTGCGCGCGTATATCTTCTTTCTTCGAGCCTTGCTCAGATCCACTGGCGGTTTTGACCCGGACTTTGCGCTTTTCGGTTTGCTTGTCCGCTTGATCTTTGACATAAATCCATTTCACTACGTATGACGCAGTCTCCGTGTTTGTTATTTCTCTCAAAGACTGTAGTTGTTTTAACTGGTTAGATGCCAATCCTGCGTTATAAGCTACCAATGCAGGTACCGGTTGACCGTTGAAAGCGTCAAGTAGCGCCTTGAAACGACACGCCCCAAGTATCAGGTTGACGTCCGGGTGAATCATGTCTTCATCCCTTAAGTCTTTTATACCACACGCTGTGCCGAATTCTCGGGCATACTGAGGCATGATCTGCGTAAGCCCGAGTGCGCCAGCTGACGATTTGGCATCGGTATTGAATTTGGACTCAATAGCGATCATCACCACAAATTGCTTCTTTTCGTCCAGGGATGAGAAGATATCGTTGGCGACGTTCACGATGCTGCGCGCAACGACATTTCTCCTGACATCAGAAAGATTTGCGTTAACAATCCGCATCATCAGGAGGGCGTAATCGCCAAGCTCTTTTGATTCTCTATCAGAGGTTGTAACATTTTTGGCGGACTCAACAATCCCACTGTTAACAGGTGGCTCGTAGTTGCACGACAGAGCCAGGACTGCGCAGATTGCGGTTAGGGTTTTGGTAAACATCTCTACTCCTATCTGGGTTAAAGGCTATCCATCTCGCGTTTCAGAGCTTCGTCCGCAACTAGAGATGAAAGCTTGTCAACAGACACTATGATATTTTTAGTGCTGAGCTGTATCTCAGCACATATTTTGCTTTCGTATTTTCTGAAGCTTATCCACATGACAACCGGCGTGTTGATGATTTTAATCTGGTGTTCGCCGCGTTTTTCTTCGACGCTGTTAACTTCTTGCATAATCTTGGCCATCGCGTCTATCTTTGATAGACCGAGATGGAGGGCGATACTATCGATGGTGGACGCCTGGATGCAAAGCACCACGTTAGAGTGTCTAACCTGTGTGGCGGAGATCTTTCTCGCGTCAGACGGGGAAATCGTTGACCCCCGCCACACATGACGACGCTTATCTCGCAGATTTCTCGATCTCACTTGTTGCCGCTTAGTTTGATGTTTGATTTGAGCACGTCAACCAAATCTGGATGACGCTTGCAAAAGTCTTTGAAGAAGTCTGTGATGTTGCCGTTGTGAGACTTAAGGCCACAACCCTTTAGAAGGTTGACTGCCTGGTCAGAAGAGATGATCTTCGCAACTTCAACCATCACGTCTTCGCCGATTTGATCATCTTTAGGCTCGATGCCGCCATACTCTTTGATAATAGATTCAACGGTCACCGCGATCTTGTCGCCTTGGTACGCGTCAGGCTTAGACTGCTCCTTGAGCTTAGACAGAGCTTTCTTTTTACTCTTAAGTAGATCGTGCGCTGTGACAGGCGCGTCATCGTGCACGAATTTCCAGAATTCGTTGCCGATGTCTTTGCCTAGAACTGCAGTAGCGATGATGCGGTGTAGCTGCTTATCGCCGAGGGCGCCAGCGGCATGGGCCGCGTTCAGCTGTGCCCATGTTCTTGGGGAGACGTAGACCGCGTCTTTGCCGACGGATGATGCGTCCTTGTATGTCCAAGTACCTGATTTGACGAAATACACGATATGCTGACACCAGTTGTTCTCTTCCATGAAGGAGACGAACGTGTTGTGGTCGTACTCAACTTCGAACGAGGCGAAACGATTTTTGAGCGCAGTATCCATCGTGTTTACATCGTACTCGGCAGAATCCGGGTTGATCGCGCCGGCGATGATCCATCCCTTTGGGAGGGTGTAGTTGTGAACTTTTCGATCGGTGAGGAGCTGCATCAGGCAGTTCATGACCGCTGTCGTGCCGCGGTTAGGTTCCTCGAGAAGGATAAGGCCCTCTGATTCCGGGTCGGTTGGCCAGAATTCTGGGAGGCGGTGGGATGTTCTCACGGCGCCGTGTGCATCGACTGACTCGCCTGGGAAGCCGATAAAATCAGGGGCCTCCAAATACGCGCACCGAAGGTCAATGAAACCAAAGTTTGGATTTCTTGTCTTTTGCTGCTTTTTGACCCAAGCTTGGCAAATCTCTGACTTGCCGATACCAGCTGCGCCTGCAAACAATGGGTTTAGGTTTTTACCAACAGAGCGAGCTTGAAGGGAAAGATCGAGAACTTCTTGGATGCGAGATGGTTTCATTGCGTCTCCTTCGTTGGAAATTGTCTATGATGATTAGAATCGGAAAAATAACCTGGAAATCTAGCTAAAATTAGCCGACAATAAACCAACCTAGGTTTTATACCTGGGGGCCACACGCATGCAGCAAGTGCATGGTTTAGTGCAGCGGTCCGTCTGGTTTTCCAGGGTCTGCGTCCATCTTAATCTTCTCTTCTAGAAGAGAAGCTGCGAGAGTTTTATCTTGCAAAAGATTCTTAGTGTCTTCTGATATGCTGGAATTTTCCTGAGTCATTAGTGAATTGCATAACCTACGCGTAAATGCTAAAATTTCTAGCATTGAAAGAACTTCATCAGGTGTAAAGTACAGCTCGACAAACCCTCGACTATCCTTCAGAAACAGTTTCTTCTTGTTGTCGCGCTGCATCGATATCGTCTCCTAAAGAATTTAGTAACCCAAGCAAACCCGGGGGTAGAAGATCTGGATTTATCTTAATCCTTTTCTTCCTATCTATTTTTACCTTGCGGATACCTTTAGCAGCCATAGCTGCTTCGGAATATAAATCAGCACCCTCCGCCAGGTCTATGATGTCCATAGAACCTGTTAATTTTACTGACAAAATATGCTTAGTCTCTGGCGATTCTTGAGGCTCAAACTTGGATATTTTGCCGCCTCGGGCTATGAATTGCTCGATTGTTTCGTTCATGGTTTTCTCCTTGTAAGGGTAAAATATGTTCAAGCTGATGGAGGATGCCGTGTCTGACAAAAACTCACTAGATGAAATCTTAACCTTCGGTATTGACATCGAAAAGCGTCGCATATACTTTGGAATAATTGATTCGGATAATGGATCAGACGTCGGCTGGGGGTCTATAGAGGCCGTAGTGCGCGGCATGCACAGGATGTATGAGAAGAACTCGGCACCCATCGAGATCCATATGTCGTGTCCAGGTGGCGATCCGTACGAGATGCTCAGATTAGTAGACGAGATCGAAGCGTCCCCTGTTCAAGTTAAGTTCGTTGGCAGCGGTCTCATAGCGTCTGCCGCCACATGGATCATGGCGGTATGCGATCTGCGTATGCTGCACAAAAATACTTACGTTCTCGTCCATGACGGATCAGATCAGTTAGAGGACCGGCACACCGACTTTCAGATCACCAGCAAGCACTTTCAAAATCTTCAAGATAAGCTTTATGACATTTTTGAGCAAAACTCTAGAATGCCTAAGGCGTTTTGGCAGGACGTGTGCCAGCGCGATTTGTATTTAACCGCAGAAGAGACAGTTTTACTAGGTTTGGCCGACAAAGTCATACAGCAGCGCAAAAGAGGCTCAGTAAGGCGCACGAGAAATGCTGCGCTCAGCGAGCGAGTCGACAACAAAACGATGCAGAAAACTATCAAAAGCATATACGAGCGGATAAGTAAGAAGTCGATACCAAAACTCTCGCTCAACGAGCTGAGAGAAGAGGAGATAGACGACTCTATCTCTGAAGAAGCTACCTGATAGGCATGCAGTATATGCCGCCATGTGTCGGCATGTAGCATCTCACAAATTTATCCTGGCAGATCGTCAGCTGGTGCTCGGCTACAACCGAGCACTCTAAGTTTGATGCCTGTGCAGATGTTGGCGAAACTGGAGCTGTACACGAGGTCAACAGGGCAAGTGCTAGCATAATTCTCATTTTGGACACCTCACTTTAGTGTTGAAGGTATCGATGATAAGGAACGCGTGAGACTCCCAGTTTGGGTCGAACGTCTTTGTCTCTAGGTTCCACTCGATGGTGCGATATTTTTTACGGCCAACCTCTAAAATCTTGATAATAGGCTCCGGTTGCTCCCAGCGCTCCACATCGGCTGTTCTCTGGACGCAGTCTCCCTTTGCGAACTTAGGTTTATCTAAGTTCGCTAGACTCACAGTAGATGTCGCCAAGATCGCAGCACATGCTAGCCATTTAGTATTCATACACGCCTCACAGTTTAAGTGTTTTAGCCATCTCAGATACAACTTCAAGTACGCTCACGAAGTTAGCACCGCTATGCACCTTGTCGCAGGCCTTCGCGTAGGCATCCATAAATTCGGATTTTGTGATAGTGACCTGTGGTTCTAATACTTCCCAGTCGTTTGCCCTGAGCCAGTCGATATTCAGAGCCGCAATCTCACCGTCTTCCCAGGATAGACCGCCTCGCTCATCAAAAATGAGATACTTTTTATGGTTAGCACGCTTAAACTTATAGCCAGAAAGCGAAGCCTCTAAGAACGTCATAAAATGCTTCTCCTAGAAGCCGTCGTCAGACGTTGAGAACCCAATTCCACCTGTTTTTCTTGCTTTCTCAAAAGCTTCTGCCACATTCTTCTTGTGGTCTAAGATCTCTTTGAGAGTTTGTTTTAAAGACTTGCCATGCAGCAAAGATCGAACGACAATCTCGTCCAGGTGCGCAATGCTCAAAGTGTCACAATCTTTGTGCTTGAAGACGTCTTTCTCTTCGTCGGAGAGCGAGCGTTTGGCAATAAACTCTAATAATTTAATTCTCTCGTCGTACGCCGGGGCTCTGAGCTCGATCATAAGGTCGAAGCGTCCTGGTCTGTCTGCCAGAGAAGCTAGAAGATTTTCTGGATGATTTGTAGTCGCCACGATGAACGTAGGTACTTTAAAGTTCATCGAAACACCGTCGAGCAGATTAAGGATCCCAGAATCAACACCTCTAGCACCGCCGCCGTTTTCATATTCAGCGCCACCGATGTCCTCAAGGATAAGGATCATGCGTGTAGCCCTTTTACTGAACTTTGTTCCAGTGGCGAGGAAGTCGGTCACGTCGTCTGCTTCAACCTTTGAAGTTGGCCACACAACTACTACAGTGCCGGGGTCGGCGGCGACAGCCTCTGCGCAGAAGTGCGCTATCGTGGAACTCTTCCCCATCCCTGGGGTCGAGTATATGAGTACTCCACGCTTCTTCTGGCGATCTAGTTGCTCGTATACGTGCAGGTTCGAGAAGAACCGGCTTGCCTCATCGATTATGCTTTTTGAGCCCACCGCATCTAACAGTAGACGCTTTTTACCGAGCACAACAGGCGACAACTTAAGACCGCCGGACACATACTTCATCATGAAGGTGCCTGGAAAGATGATCTTCTTCTTAACCTTCTCGTTTACGCGTACGTATTTAAATTGAAAAAGCGTGTCATCGGACTGCAACGCCAAATCAGATTTTGGCAGCACCGTGTCTTCCGTGATATCTGAGAATTTTGTCTTGCATATCAGTTTGAAGTTGGAATCCATGCGCGCCCCGGTCTATGGGTGTTTATTAAATGTCTGGGGATCTGTTAATTAGATACTTAAGATCGTCGATGTCGTCGCCCGACGAGAAGGCGAAGAACGCACTTGACCTGATGCCGTACGAGCCTTTGTAATCTGCTGGTATTGTCTCGTCTCGCGTCAGGGATTTTGACTCCTCTGACAGAGGAGAATTGAGGCCGTTCAGCTTCTTAGACACTGGAAAAGATCTTGTCGCCGCATACTCGTGGCCGTCGACGCTGGTTGGATTGTCAACCATCGGATCGAATATCCGTACTCTAGATATTTTTCTTCTTTTCATGGTTCCTCGTGTCTGTATTCTTTTATGCCTGAGGACGTCACGATCGTTATCGTGATCCTCTGCATTGGCAGCAGCTGCCACTCGTAGTCTAAAAGATCTACGCGGCCTTCTTTGTTGGCAAGCTCTAGAGCCCTAAACAGTAGCTCAGATTTATTGTTTGAAGTTTTTATCTCTTCGAGTTGCTTTGCCGACAGCACGCCATACGTGTATAGCTCACCTGCCATGTCTAGCGGGTGTATTGATTTATTGTTTATCGTCTCTAGGGCTCGCAGCTTGCGTAACACCCGGCTGTTCGATATATGATCTTCCATCTGCCACCTCGATCGAGTAGTTGACGCCGAATGACGACATTACCGCTCTGCACCACTGAACCGCGTCTACCTGCGAGACCCATCGTCTTTCTGAGATAACTGCACCGGTACTCGGTACCTTTATCGCCCAAAGGTTATTTTTACCTCTTTCTAACCTTATGGACAGCAAATGCGACTCCGAAAATTAAAGGTCATCTTGGTGCCTAAGTGAGAGGAAGGTGGGGAAACGAGGTGCCTCTTTCACGCCCGATGGCTGGTATTTGTATTTTACCAGTCGGCCTGGTAAAGATGATCGTTCTTTCCAGAATTTAGCCCTCTGAGTATCGTCAAAGCCCGTGCCTATCTTAAACTCCACACCAGAATGGATATCGCGAACTATTATGGTTCCGAGAACCCCCTTAGGAACGAGTCCATCTTTGGCAGTGGATCTTTCGGTCCGACCGAGCACATCTTTTTTGGCCTCGTTCGTGTTGTGCATCTGCTCTTCATAGTCGAGGATGATGGCCTCAGAGTCCTCGAAGCGCTTTAATTTGAGCAAATAGCCTTCTTTGGCCGTAGATCTGCCGCATTTATAGGGCCCCCTAAGTGACCTTATCATCAATCCTTCGTATCCCTGATCGACCATCTGTTGCTCTAAGGCAAGCAGATCGCTGACACAGCTGACGATGGCGTGGTTGACGATAGTGAAGTGTTTGCCCATCAGCGATGATGATTCCAGCATGGCCTTAAGATCCGCCAGGCGGTCTATAAACGGTTTGTTCAGTGCGCCCGTTACGTAGTCAAACATGGCGTATTGGAAATTAGGCTGCCCCTCTTGAGACATAACACCTGAAGAAGATTCATGAAAAGTATGACCAACCAGCAGCTCGCCGTCAACTCCATCTGGCAGAACATGCTCGACCACGGTTCTGATGAAGTCGTTGGGTATCGGCTTAAACGATCTGCTGAGCAGTTTGCCGTTGACCTTCAGCGCCCTTATGCCGTCAAGCTTTGGAGAGCAAAGCACTGGAAATACTATCTTTTCTAGATCCTCTGCGGCCACAGCAAGCATGGGCTTAGTTATCATGACTTCTCCTGCGTTTTGGTATATAATACTAGTGGAGGATTTTATGGCTAAAATAGACGATCCAGATGATCTTTTGTCTTATGTTTACATGACGTATGCTCCTTACGTCAATAAACATTACAATGGTCTCTTAAAAACCGGTAAACTACCACCTGACGCAACCAAAAATCCAAGCGAATGGCATAATATTGGTCAACAGGCTCTTTTAAGAGCGATACACACCTACAAACCAGAATTCGGTGATTTCACCAAGCACGCTGAGCAAAACATACGCTATGCTTTAATAGCTCATGCCGATAAGCAATACAAAGTACCTAAAAGTGTTCGCACGGCAGCAAAACAATACGAAAGACAACAGAAACAAGAAGCACCCCAGATTAAATCTGCAAAACCTAGTCAACCGGCTCCGGCACCAGCAATACCGGCAGTTTCAGCTACACCGGCACCGGTAGCAACACCTGCAGCACCGGCAGCAGTTGATAAATCAATGATACCGGCGCATCTGCACGACCTGTACGACAAGATTTACAAAAAATCTTAATCGTTTTCGGTGACTAATTCTTCTAGTTGTTTGTTGAAATTTGATAGAAACGCGACCTGCTTCGCGTTGTCGCGCACCTCAGTGAATAGTTGGTCTTTGAAGAGAGGATGCTCGGAGCTGCACACGGACACGCAGAGTTGAACTCTTAAATTGTTTTGAAGTTCGATGAGTTTTTCTTTCGGAGCATGCTCTTTAACTGCATCTTCGAAAGCGGCAATAGATTCTTTAAGAGCAGCCTCCATATCAATTCCAAAATGCGTATAAAAATCTTTAATGTTTTTGCAGTCATCGCCGTCAATGCAAAGATCTGTTAACGGCGTAAATTGAACCTCATCTTGCTTTTGATCCGTAATCGACATAACAATCCTTTCATTGCGATTTGTGATATTTATACATTCGGATTTATATACTGCCTCGGCGGTGCGGCAGGGTATTATATACTTGTCTGTTTGATTGCTGCGCTGTGCAGTGTATATTTTTAATATTGTTGATTAAATATCTATCCGGAGCAGGATTAATGCGCGTAGTAAAGCGGAACGGAAGCACAGAAGAAGTTTCATTCGACAAAATACTAAATCGGGTAAGGAATCACGCGAAAGGTTTGCAGGTCGAACCGGTTTTGATCGCTCAAAAAGTAGTTGCGGGGTTGTATGACAATGTGACTACGCGCGAAACAGATAGGTTACTAATTGAAACAGCAGCATCTTTAGCACCAGAGCACCCAGATTATGACAAATTAGCTTCAGCTATTGCTGCCTCAGCTCTGCACAAAGAAACTCCTGATGATTTCATTCAGGCTTGGAAAGATCTCTATTCTGTAGGCGTTTTATCTGACGACTTTATGGAAACCGTAGAGTCTTTGGGCGATGATCTTCGATCTGTGATCGATTATGATCGGGATTTCACATTTTCGTATTTTGGTTTTAAAACTCTTGAATCCAGATATTTACTGGGAATAATCGACAAATCTAAGAGAAAGAAGCTAGCAGATGGATCCTGGTCTGCTGAGAGAAAAGTCTTAGAACGCCCACAGACTCTATTTCTGCGTGTAGCAGTGTCAATCTGC